GAAGCCATCAACTGCTGGTCCTGACCCAGCGTCCCACTGCTCGCCCCCAGACCACCCAGCAGGTCAAGGTTTCCAGCCAGCCACGAGAACATGTCCTTGGACTGCAACAGGAACGCAAACGTGTTGTTGTCGACGCCACCGAATCGTTTCTCTTGGATAGCGTCCGGGTTGGTCACCCCGACAATCTCACCGTCTGCCGTTTGCCTGATCGCTTCGGCGTCCTCGCTGTCCTCGCCACGAGCGACCCCAACAACCTTCTGCCGCTGGGCCTGACGCTCCAGCTTTCTCCACATCCCGTTGATCTGATCGTGAAGACCAGACCAGAGCATCGCGGGTGCGAGGGGGATTGTCTGCCCGTCAACTTCGTTGAAGCTAAGCACGTGGAATGGACCTCGCTCAGGTCCGACCCAGTCGACAACCCTCAGCGGTGGGTCGTCGGGGTTCGGCCCAAGCGTGACCAGTTGCTGGTGTCTGGGCATCCAGATTTCCCAGAGTTCCACCTTGGGTTCGTACTCCTCGTGCGAACTCTGCCCCTGACTGATCGTGTGAAGACGCGAGTCGCCGTCCTCGTTGAACGCATACTCTTCATCCGACTTGAGCTTCTCTCGGACGGTCTTGTTGAAGTCAGGGTTGTCCCTAGCCACCTCCACTGGGACACGGTAGCGGTGACCCATGAAGCCCACCTCCTCCATGTGCCGGGCCGTCATGTCATGGACCCAGTCGTCGAGGAGGATGTTGCGGACGTATGGTTCAATCCTGTCGATCTCGTAGCCGCCCTCGATGATCGTGCCCGCGACCCTCGTCCCAACCTTGCAGATCCCCATCGAAAAGAGTGCTGCTTTCACACACCGTTGCAGGTGGGTGTGGGCGTTGAGTTCCTTCAGCTTGTCGTTGAGTACGATCTCCAGCTTTTTCCCAGCCTGAAGCCACTTGGGGTCCTTGGTGAAAACCAACACCTGAGGAGGGCGGGCGATCAGTTGTCGCTCGTAGACGTTCGACGCCAACTCGATCATGTTGACGCGAGTGTTCGAGTCGGATCCATGGTCGCCGTAGTTCTCGCCAACCATCTGCTTGATGCCGTACCGATGTCGGGCACGGAATGGTTCCAGACGTGCGCGGCTTGACTCAACTGCACGCCGCAATCGTTGCATGTGAAGGCGGTCGTTGACGTTCATGCTACTCCCAACCGTTGGATGCCATGGCTAGATCACGATTCCGTTCCTGTCGCCGCCACGCCATCGACATCACTGGAGGACCCTGCGTCTTTTTCGGCGTGTGTTTCGCTTCACGCTCACGCAGCAGTTTCGCAGCGAGTGCATCAGCAATGACAACATCCCCGTGACTATCACCCCGATCCGTGGGGTCGATGGTCAGCGATGACCCACTATGCTCGATTGACCCGTTCGGCGTATAGATGAATTCCATTGCTTGATTCAAAGCACGTATCGAAGGATTAATAAACTTACGGCCAAACAACGAAGCGCGGTAGTTGGTCAGCAGGTCAACTTTCCCGTCCTTGGTGGAGAACCAGCCGGGGCGATCGCTGATCTTCTTGCGAACAGACTGGTCGTCAGTCCGGTAGTAGACGTTCCCGTACCGGCAGTCGTCGAGGACAGCCTTGCCAAAGCTTCGCCCCGGACCAGTAGCCTCCCAGATCAGGAAAGCCCCCCTACCTCCCGGCCCGGCAAACATCCGGCAGACCGCAACCGCGATCTCTGCGAACCGGTGAACGCTGACACGGTTGTCACAGAACTCCGCAACCTTCTCCCCCGTGAGGCGATCAACGACCGACAGCGCGGAATCACTCGCACCGGTCCCCTGTGAGATGTCGCAACCCACGATGTAATCCCGGTCGGACGCCGCATACCCCTCCTCGTCGAGTTGAACCCAGACCCGCATGGGTCCGTTGTCGTCTTCCGTGTACTGCGGGTGTCCATCCATGACAGCGAGAGTTCCCACGTGCATCGGAGGAACCCCGAACTCCCGCTTGAGGTCCTCGATGGACTGCGTGTCGAAGAACGGGTAGTTGGATCCCAGATAGTCGATGTCCAACTGGGTCGCAATCTCTACCTCGCTCGCACGACGCTGACACTCCCCGTCGTACCACGGAGATCGCCACTTCCCGTTCTCGTCCTGATACTGGCCCGCGCCCTTTTCTGGATGCGCAGTCCAGTGGAAACGTAACCTTGGAGTGCCTTTTTGTAGCTGAGCATAGAATGCGTTCCCCACCCCGTTAGGGGTCGAGTTAAAAATTCGGCAATTCGTGTTGTCTGCCGTTGCGCTCAGCACCTCCCAGCCACCACCCTCGAAGCTGGCAAACTCATCAATCAGTGCTGCTGTCCTACGACCGCCGCGACCGAGGTTGGCGTTAGTCGATTCGCCGTCGAGAACCGAACCGTTGTCCAGATTGCGAAGCTTCAGCTTCATTCGCTTCATGCTGGGACGCATCCACGCTGGCATCCCATTGATGATGAAGTCGACGTGGGCGAAGAGGGAGTCTGCTGTCCCGTCTACCAACGCTTCCTTCCGGCTGACCATCAGGTAGCTTTCCCTTGGACGGAACAGCCACCGATAGACAAACGTGGTCAGGCAGATCCACGACGCACCCATGTCGCGGGACTTCTCGATGAGGATGTCGTGTCGACCGATCGACTCCTCCACGGCAAGGAAGGCGTTGTCCTGATACTCCCACGTGATGAATGGGATCTTGGGGGACTGCCCCGACGCCACCTTCCGGGGGTCGTAGGTCCACGCGAACCCATTGATCCAGAAGAGGAAGTCACGAGAACACGCATCCCACAGCGTCCGCTGCAAGTCGCGGTCACTCGCCGCCCTCTCCAGTATCTCCGCTCTCCACCTCAGGTTCTCCTCCAGTGTCTTCGGAACCGTCCGGTAGCACTGCGTCACTGAGGGATCTGAGCATCTCTGCGATTTCAGCGGTGGACTTGGTGGCATCCGATACAAAAGCCTCTAGGACCTGATCATCAGATTCGCTCTTCGCCACCATCCGCATCCACTCGGCGTAGAATGTCCTTGTATCCGATCTCGCGAATTCCAGCAATCCCCATGCACCGCTGCTCGGAGCGTCAGCAGGCGACACATCGTCGATCGCGATGTTCTCGTAGACCCACTGGAAGTCCTCCCGAAGACCGCTCTTCCGGTCACCGAACGACTCACGGGTCACAGGTTCCTCGTCCCCGACGTCCTCGTCAGGACCCTGAAGGATCTGCTTCAGACGCACCCCCCCGTATTGCGCCTTGAACGAATCCATCCCCATCTTCTTGGCGGCCCGTGTGTACGCTGTCTTCTTCCCCAGTCCGTTCAGTTCGTAATCGTTCTTCAGGGCTACGAACTCCTGCCACTGTCCCCGACTCTTCAGCCACTCCGCGAACTCTTCCGATTGACTCGGCATCTGGTGTCCCCTCCGGTAATGCACTGTATCCCATCAAGACCTCTGGACCTTGCTCCAACGCCTCACAGACCCGCGACAACGTAGCCAGCGTCATGGTGAACCGACCACTCTCCCAGTCACTGATACGCCCCTGAGTAGTACCCACCTCCGTACCCAGCCTCTGCTGACTCCAGCCTCTACGCAGACGCAATGCCCGCATACGCTTGCCCAGTGCCTCTGAATCAAAGCCCATCAGTCCCTCCTTTGCCTGACATACCATACTGTTGATATCGCTATTCTGGAAGGCGGCGTGGAGGGGTTAACCGTGGGTCCTCCATGCGTGTGGGGGTGGGGGTCGGGTTCAGGTTTTGAGGGGACTGCACACACGCGATTCCTTCTTCCTCCTCGCTGCTCGCTGCACGCTGCACCACACCATGTCCACATGATTGTAAACCACCATGGACACAGCAGTTACAGCAGCGTGTCATGGACTATGGAATAGCACACACCGAACGGGGTGTGACAACTGCATCCATCATGGGCTGTTGTTCGATGGATGTGGCATGACATCTGCTTCGCGAGCGGTGGGATCGCAGGCCATCGACATCGTGTGACATTGATAACTCAAGCCCATCTCAATCAGTACACAACGATCTCGGCGTGACCATCAGTGACCAGTTGATCCACGACCTGATGACCATCAGTGCCTTCGATGGATGCGACCCATCGACCATACTTTCCACGCTTGTCTTTGAACGTCTGGATGATGCACTTCCACCCACCCAGTTTCCATCCATCATCATTGAGGACTGGCACAACTTGACAGTGAGTATCGAGCAGCTTGACGAGGTGTTGAGTGGCCAGTCCACCAGCCACTCGTTCACTGCCTCTGACCTCTGGAGCATCAATGGCAGTGCCATCAGACATGGCCAGTCTGAAGCGATCATCGAAGGTGATACGGAAGGGCAGACGACACTGAGCATCGACTGTGTCAGCATCAATGATGCGAGTGATTACTGCTTCGTGTCGCCAGTCCATTTGAGTGGTCCTCTGCGTCTGAGGTCAGTGCGTTCGATGATGTCTTGGGGTGAAGTCTTGGCTGCCTCATCACCACCAACACCGAAGCAGTGTGCGATGAATTCAGAACAGAAGAACCGATCACCATTGGTGTCAATTGGGATGCGTAGCCAGTTGCACAACGCTCTTGTTATCACACCCCACGATCGAAGGAATTGTAGAGGTGAAGCGTATCGTTTACCCCAGTGAGTGAAGGCACGAGTCAGCACCACTCTACGCCTGATCTCTGTGGCTTCGAGTTGATACCAGTCGACGTTGCGACCAGTGGCGAGCAGCATGCTCAGCGGGTGCAGTCTGACACCTTTGCCTTCGAGTGCTTCGAGGACGCACAGTCTGTTGCGATACCAGACAGCGAAGCCAACGTGAGTGACACGTGATCTGGTGACGAGTGATATCAGTTGGCTGACTGGGCTACACCTGTCCAGCCTGAAGGCGAGGACATCACCGTCCATGATGGCTGAGCGTGCTTCGGTGTAGTCGATCATATCTGTGCGATGAACACTTCAAGATCTGATGACGCAGTGTTGGCACGAGCGGTCACGAGGTTGATGTCTTGTAGACCTGATGTGGGATCACTGATGGCAGCGTTGTCAGCGTTCATGCCACCACCAGTGTCGCTGTCCTGATTGTATGACAGCCACGACTCACCGGGAGCGAGGGTGACGACGAACTCATCATTGCCTTCGTTCTTGACGATGATCCAGATGTAGTTGGTGTCATCCTTGTTGGTCAGCCTGACGTACTTGACTCGTGCTGCCTTGAACTGGCTGCCACCTGCCACCGAGTCAGCGGTGGAGTAGATGTTGATCTCACTGGTTGGGACAGTGACGATCCTCTTGAGGATCTCATTGATGAGCGTCTTGCTCAGGACGTTGACTCCACCCTGATCAGTACCGTTGAGCGAACACTCTTCAGTGATCGTCACCTTGAGAGTTGTGGCGGTGATGGTAGATGTCATCGGCTATCCTCTATGCTCGAATAGTTGGGCTGGCATGCCTCCCCTGATGGAGCGTGCCTCCTGAGGTGCTGGACGCTCCTCTGAGAGGACTTGATTGAGTTGCATGGGGTATCTGTTGCTCAACCTGATCAGGGAGCGTACACGGGCAACTGCTCCGTCCTGTGTCTGCGGTCCACCTGATCCAGCACGTGACTGATTCTGCTGGAGGAAATTAGGTGGGAATATGAACTGGTCCTGTTGCTGCATGTCGAGAGGTGTTATCTCAGGGTTAGCTCCACCCGGTGGTGGCAGTGGTGCTTGCAACTCGCGGAGGTACGGTGCTTCCTCGTTGTACAACTCTCGAAGTTGTTCTCCCTGCGGGAAGTCACCTTGCTCAGGCAGCATCTGTGGCAACAGGTTCGGATAGAACATCCTTTGTTCGGGCGGGACGATCATTGTGTCGTCACTGTATGGCTGACCCTGTATCTGCCAGTCCATACTTTCAGACGGGGCAGTGGTAGGCGGGTATGCCCTCGCGTCGGTCGTGGGCGGGACGACCCCTGTCCCAACCCTGTTGCTGCTCCGTGTCATGAGTTCTCTCCGTCTAGACCGGTCCCTACCGACTGCCCTGCCAACACCATCCAGTGAAGGCTATAGGGTCAAGGAACCATGCCCGTCTGATCCCAGCCAGTGTACCGGTCAGCCAAGCTGGGGGGCGTCGGTTTTGGTCGGCTGACCTTTGGACCTCAGTCGCTCGGCAGTCAGCCCGTTTAGCCGTCTTGCGAATATGGCTTGTTCATCTCCGCTAACTGCTCCTCAGTCAGCGTGTCGAAAGTGTACACGGCGACAGCCAACGCTGACCAGATATCTTTCCTGATCCCGTAGCAGGGACCACGCTCAGCCTTGGTCCCGATAGCCTTCTCCTTGCCCGGCCCGAAGCGGTCGATCAGGGACTGCCTGATGTTGCTGTCCTTCGCCCTCATCGAGTGGCACAGATGCATCTTCACATCCTTCCGGTAGACCAACTGGACAGGGACTCTCCAGCGGTGTGCCAACTCGGCAAACCGACCAGCCCAGTAGCAGGTGTCGAACACCTCCGCTCCGACCGCCATCCCGTAGCTCGCGACCATCTCGATCGCAATCACGTCCGGGGCAGTGTTCTGGATCATGGTAGCCAGAAGCTCCAGCGCGTTGTCGTTACGCCAGATGTTCTGCAAGAGGACAGACCCCTCGCTCCGACCTGATGGTTCGCCGTGGTTCAGCCACAGCATCGCAGACTGAACAGGTCCGGGGTCAATTGCAATGATATTTGAGTGCAACTTATCACTTCCTTTATAGTACACACCGGGAGAAGTAGTCGCTCTGGAGTTCATCCATCGGTCGCAACTGGTCGCGGGGCACGAAGTAGGCTGGTCGTGCCGTGCCGGGATCCTCCCACCAGTCGTCGTTCTTTCCGTCGCAACCCATGATCCATCCGTCGATCCAGAACGTCCCAAGCGACCCCTCGCCGGTGACCAGAACGTATGGCCGATTGTCGTGATCATCGTCGTGAAGGATGAGTCGGTAGTTCCGCTTGTGGGCATACCTGACCTCCACCTGACCAACGTCGCTGAACTCGTACAGGCCCTCGCCTGACCACCAGACACCAAGGTGCTTGGCGACGACCAGTTCAGCCAAGCACCCGTAGCAGTGGGCGTCAAAGGTCTTCGACGAGTCCATGCCCCACTTGTGTTCGGTGTCACCCTTCATCAGGTGACGGATCGACCGCATCGACCCAGCGGTGCATCCTCGCAACATCTCGTCCCAATCCAGCATCACTGCCACAGACACAAATCACCTCCGTGTTTCGACCTGATCTCGACCCCGTCAGAAAAAAACTTTCAAAAAAACATTTGACATTCATTTCATGTTATGCTAAAGTATGTCCGTTGAGTTGACGATAACTCAACAAGCGACAACTAAAGACCACCGAGTGACGACCCACTCCTAATCCTCAGGGATGAACACGGCGAACCTGTAACGGTCGGCAGGACCGACGAGGCGACAACGAGTTGCCTTGGTGGCACGAACTACCCTCCACCGCGATTAGCACCGGAGCAGCACCATCAGATGCTGCGAGGGAGCGAGGGGAACGAAAGTCACAGTCGAAGCGACACGACCGAATGATACCAAAGATGCGATAGCGAACAAGAGGTCCCCACTACCCAGCATCCACGAGATGCTTGGCAGTGGCGATCACTGTTCTGGAACTTGAAAGAGAGGTGCTGTGATGCTTGAGGAAAGCTACAAGGACGGCAAGCGGGTTGCGACGGGTGACTCCGATGCAACGTGGGAAGTGCGGTGTGTGAGTTGGGGCTGGAATGCAATCCAACTCCCCGAACATTGCCAAGCTCAAGAGAACGACAGGAACTTCCCGTCGTTCAGTCAGGCAGAAGCCTACGCTCTCGAGAAGAGCATGAACTAGAAAGAGAGGTGCTGCGATGAATGATGAAAAACGCGACCACGTGTTGGTGATGGTCGCCAACTACTGGGGGCACGGCAAGACGGTCGACGAAGCGTTCGGCCAGATCAAAAGGGTGCGAGGTCGAAAGGTCCTCAAGACCGAAGCACAGGTCTGGCTGGCCTGTGGACCGGACACCCGAATCGACGGCATGGGTTGCACGTGCTACCCGTCCGATGGCCCACGTCCGATTGAGATCTTCACACGTCGTGAGGGTCGAGCAAAGAGTGCAGTCGAACTCGATCGTCGATCCGAGTTCGCTGTGTGCAACTGAAACTGAGAACTGCTGGCACGGGGCGGCCCCATCCGGGGTCGCCCCTTGTCGGCCCGAAAGAAAGAAGGCAATGCCATGAGTGTTTACCTCAAGACGTTCCGAAAAAGTAACCCAGTCAAGTTGGTGTTCGCGGACACCAAATCCCCGGTCGACCACAAGGTCTACCACTACGCTTTCTGCTGCAAGGCAGGCGACGAAGACACCAATTCTTGGAACAGGTGTGGCGAGCGAGCGAAGCAGATCCGCATGCAGATGGGGACCGCTGAGCGTGGCTTCGTCAGGGCAGTGGAGGAGTCACCAGACGGCGAGGTGTTGGTGATGCAGTTCAAGCCCGGCCAGTTGGAGGTGGGCGAAAGTGAGGCTGTCTACCGGACCAGTAACGAGGGTGTCTACTACGACACCGAAGCCCCCGGCGAGAATGTTGGGACAGTCGTGAAGACCACTCAGGGTCCGTGGTTGTTCTACCCCAACGACAACTGGTCGGGACAGCCTGCCGTCACGGAGGCGAAGCGAGAGCGTGACGAGCAGACCGCGCCGATGCGAAGCGATGTCGCGAAGGAGTTTGGTGGCATGAAGGTTGAAACCATCGACCTGACTCCAACTTGGGCTGGCATTCTGCCAGCACTGATGGCTGTGCTTGAGCATGGCACGGAGGAGGGCAAGAAGCATGTGCGAAGCGAACTGAAAAGGCTGGCGGAATTCGCTGACAGCCACAACGAGGAAACCGAAAGCGAGGTGGAGTGATGGCGTTTCTGATTGAGATCGAAGTTGAAGAGTTGTGCCAAGTGAACGAGGTCGTTTCTTTGCTGCTCGACCAGCAACGCAACGAGCAACCAGCCGCAGTGAGGATCCACGAGGTCGACGAGGTCGACCTGCGGTACATGAAGAAAGAGGTGGAGTGATGGCCATGTACGAAAGCGACACGGCGGATGCGAAGTTCGTGGTCAAGGTTCTGACCGACTTCGCCAACAGGTCCGATCAGGACCACAAGGAGTTTGCCGAGGAACTCGGCAACCAGCACCGGACTCTCCAGCAGGGAGTGACCCGGTTGTTCATGGACTGGATGAAGGTGATGGCAGAGCAGCGGAACTATGACCTCCGCAACGAGGCTACTGTCGTCCTCGCTCAGAAGATGCGCGACTACCTCCATCCGAGCGACTTTTACCTGCCGCATGTCTAGGTGCGGCAACACGCCGGGGGGCATTTCGCCCCCCGGTCCCACCGGGGCAACTGCCCCAAAAACCGAAAGAAGGTAAGGCAATGACTACAACATGCAACAAACTGGAAGAGCGAGATGAGCGATGCAACAGACTCGAACTGGTCCTGAAGAGCAACAGGTACATCCAAGAGCAGTTGAACAAAACCGGAGGATCTAAAGCTCACAACAGCAGTCAGTCATTCGTCATGGATGAACCCACTGGCGTTGCTAACAACGGATACCAACGATCCCATTCCGTCATCCGTGGGCACGCTTTCTACGCGATCGACAAGGCTGAGTTGCAGAAATTCGCTGACGGGAAAGCCACGGTCGGTAGTCGTCATCGGAGTTACACCCGCACCGAACGAGAGGCGTGGGTCCGTGTCATCGAGGGGATCGACTGGGAGAAGGAATATCTCGGTTCTGCTCCCGCATGGTCGGCTGCTCGAGTGGCCGTGATCGAGCAAGCCACTGATAGCGTGTTCGACCGGGTTCTCGTCTACGCCGGTCCTGTCCGAATCAGCCAGTCGTTTGGGAAGCGGTGGCAAGCAGACGTGGATGACTGCCCAAAGGCGGGCTGGTATCGATACCGTAACGCCATCAAGCAGAACACGACTTTTCCACAAGCCAATGACATTGTTTCTCTGGTGCGTGGAGAAGTCCGTCAGCATCGTTGCGAATTCCTCAAGGGGTTGCTGCAAGACGCTCTCGCGATGGAGTCCGAGATGGACAAGCTTGGGAAGTCTGTCGTTGAGCAGTTTTCTGGGGAATACGGGAATGTCGCTCGCGAGATCTACTCCGTGCTGAGGCGAGTCGGTCACGACTGGGAGTGCGCAACCACCCACTCTGTGTTCTCCCGTGATTTCACGGAAGAGCAGATGGAGAACACCCGGTTGGAAGATGGGAGTTATGGCCTCATCACCAAGCTCTCCGACCTTCAAAGTCACGCTCGGAACATCCGTATGGCGGCAGACAGCCTAGAGGAAGTTGCCGGTCGACACCTGCGTGAACTCGACACGCAGATCCATCGTGACAAGGCGGTCGAAGAGTACATCAAATCTCAAACCGAAAGTGAGGTGGAGTGATGAGTAAAACGAAGACGTGGTGCGGGAGGACGAAGGCAGGCGAGAAGTTCCGGTTGAGATGCTGGGACCATCAGACCTCCAAGTACGTCTTCCGAAAGGCGGGAGAATTTCTGGGAATGCTGGGCTGGGACGAAGTGTCCGTAGTGGCCCCGCTTATCCCCAACACGGGGTACGACGATGCCCCATTCATTGACTTGGTCGTGAACCAAGAAAGGGAGGATACCAATGGCTAAAAAACTGAAAGACTTCACATTCTCTGATCGGAGCGGGAACCGGAGGTATCCGTGGGAGGAGTGGTCGAACGGCGAGGTCTGGAGGGTCGAGGAAGGGAAGGACTTCGTCGTCCGGTCAAGCTCATTCGTTCAGGCCGCCTACCAGTATGCGAGGAGGTGCGGAAAGAAAGTCCGTGTCCAGCAAGGCGGGGACCACGTGGTCTTCCAGTTCTACGAAAGCGAGGTGCAGAAATGACTATCTGGATTTACTCAAGGAAGTCCCCGTCACGGACCCGTTCTGTGACAGTGGACGAGAGTCTGGACACCCAGAAGGAGCAGTGCGAAAAATACTGTGAGTTCGCCGGGTTGTTCGAGGACTCGGACGAGGAGGTCGTCTTCCTCGAAGACCCTCACGTCAGTGGTGATGATGCCTTGTCGAAGCGACCGGAGGGTAGGCGTCTGCTTACCCGTGCCGATCGTGGTGACAAGATCGTCGCCCAGCGTCTGGACCGTCTGTTCCGCAACACTGCGGATGGACTCAACTGCGTCGACAAATGGATGCAATTGGGTGTATCATTGCACCTCGCCTGCGAGGGAGGTTGCACCATCGACACGTCGACAGCAGTCGGCTACCTGTTCTTCACGACCCGGCTTGCGCAGTGTAAGTTCGAGCGTGATCTGGTTGTCGAGCGGACTTCCGCTGCGATGAAGCAGCACATGAAGAACGGTCGCCGGATGGGCGGATCTCTGCCCTACGGCATGATGAAAGATCCTGACGATCCGACACGGATGGTCGAGAATTCTGAAGAGCAGCGAGGGATCGAGATTGTCACTAGACACCTATCTAGGAATTTCGTGTCTGTTGGCGGTATCAAGCGTGACCTGATTGCGGAGAATGTTCCTCCGAGAGGTCAACGCTGGCACGCCGAAACGATCCGCCGGATCGTGGCTGGCATCAAAGAAAGAGAGAGTGAGTGATGAGAAAAGTAGACCTCTACACGCATTGTGGTTCCAACCGTGTCAGCCGCGAGCAGATGCGGAATTCCATTACCCCCCCGGCGAGCGACAGCCACGTCCCCATCCCACACACCGTGTTGTGGGACAAGGCACTGTCTGCGTTCGAGAACTCCGGGTACAAACTGGAGAATGAGGCGCATGCTCTCAACCGCGAAGGTCAGCAGTATTTCGGCCTGATGCAGTTGGGTGCTGCTGCCGGTGGCGACGGCGCGTCGCTCATCGGCAACGGGCACGATGCCTCCCTGATCGCTGGTGTCAGGAACTCGCACGACAAGCGGTTCCCGGCGGCACTGGTCTTGGGGTCGCAGGTGTTCGTCTGCGACAACCTCGCCTTCTCAGGTGAGGTCAAGGTTGCGACCCGCCACACCCGGTACATCCTCGACCGACTCGACCGAGTCGTCGGTGATGCTGTCGGCAAGTTGGCGGATCATCGCATCAAGCTTGAGGAACGGCACGACCTGTACAAGTCGTCCGAACTCTCGCACGGCGAGGTGAACGACCTCGTCATCGAAGCGATGGACCGCAACGTCCTGCCGCCGACCAAGATCCCTCAGGTGATGGAGGAGTGGAGGAATCCACGCCACCCTGAGTTCAAGGTCGACGGCCAAACTGGGTGGCGTTTGTACAACGCCTTCACCGAGTCGCTCAAGGGTTCCAGCTTGAACCTCTTGTCGAGTCGGACCCAGCGACTGCACGGGATCTTGGACAAGCATCTGACTGCCGCCTGATCCCGGCGCAATAAACAACCCCGGACGGTGGTATGCGGTCCAATCCGTCCGGGGTTGCCGAAAGTGAGGCACTGACAGTCTATTCAGAAGAAAGGAGTACGGCAATGCCGAACAGATACCAAGTGGGAAATCAGGGACCGATGATGTTCAGGTTGCCGAAAGGGACTCCGGTCCCCAAGGCGAAGAAGAAAACTCAGCCCGAACCCAAGAAGGGAAAAGGGCGCAAAAGAAAGTGAGCAAGGCATGACTGTATTTACAATCAACCCCTACCGTATGGGCGACAACTGGGTCTTTGACCAACCAGAGATCGGACTGCATGCGGAGGCATTCGTCGGAGGTGCATCGTATGCACTGGACGAAGTCCTTCGTGACCTTGGGCAGTTCGACGAAGCAGTCGAGAAAGGATTCACTCTCCAGTTCCGTGCTGGTGATGTGAACGGTGTCATCAGGGATCCAGACGAGGACTACGATGCCTACTGGTCGCTGTGCGACGTCGTGCTGTCGCGGGTCGACAACCCCGCCCTCCACTACCCGAACAATCTGCTGTTCGGGATGGAGGGCACATGGTACGCAACCCACCACCACTCGGTGCGTCAACTGGACGACTCGCACGTGGTGTGGTTGTGCCCTGCACTGGAGCTATTCTTTGGAGGAAAGCCGAAGAGGATCTACATGCAGTTGAACCCGCAACTTGATCGTCCGTTCGATCACGAGAACAGCACCCGGCTGGCTGAGCAGGATGCCGAAGCAATCCGCCGGGGCACACTGCCGCCTGAACCAGAACCGCACCCTAGAGGACTGAACAACTTCGTCAGTCCGGCGCAGGCAAGAACGGAGGGTAAGCGATATGGCGGGTGAATTGTTTCTCGCCATCGTTGGTGCGTTTGCGGTATCGCTGATGGCTGACGCACTGGGATGGTGGGAATGAGATTAGGGAGGGGAGTGGCAAAGTGCCGCTCCCCTCCCTTTTTTTTATTTGTCCAGCTTCGGTGGCTTCATGACTGGTGCGTACCAGTCTTTCCTCTTCTCCTGATCCGCCCACTTCCGCTCGTCCCACCCCTCCCTGATCTCTGCCGCCGCCTCTGCAATTTCTTCAGGGGTCGGGTTGTACCGCTCGCGTTGATTCGCCATCGACTTCCCTCACATCCTTGATTCGGGGAATACCACCAACCTCCTCGATGGTCACGTCGAACTCGACGGGTGAAAGAGCAGGGCTGACGGCTGGCACGTTGCCTGCCGGGACCGGGGAGGACAACAGGGCAGACAGTCCAACACCGCCAGCCCCACCCGTAGCCAACATCATCCCCGCAATGAGCATCTTCGACAACCCCCCTCCATCTACCACCGTGGTCTGTGCGGGAGGGTATGTGCCAACGTCATAACTCTCATCGAGTCCAGCATCTGACGCCAGAGATTTACGCCTGATCCTTAGCCGCTCCGCGAGGTCATGGGTCATCATGTTGAGGAACCGGTTCCGCCCCATCAGGTGCGACCTCATTCCCTCCTCCACGATTGGCGATTTGCTCACGCAAAAACTCCTCGTCCAGTTCACGTAGCTCACGCCACGCCATGTCGTGTGCATGACCCAGTCGGAGTGCTATCATGACGAGTTCCCGCTCGCGACCAGCGTCGTCGAGAGAGATCATCCGGTCGGCTTCAGCCAACAGTTCGTCACGCAGCGACACGATGTCCATCAGGCTGATGGGCCATCCTTAGATTGGATCAGGACTCGACTAGCGAATGCTTCCGCCGTGTCGACGCTTGCGTACACCTGACCAAAGGCACGATCCATCATCTGGAGGAACGAGTTGTTCGCTGCCGACTGCTGCGCCAACCGCTCACCGCTCGCTGCTTCGAGCAGTGCCTGAAGATCTACTTGGCTTGCCATCTAATTCTCCTTGGGTGTTACCCGGACACGAATTGTTGCTCTGAAATTACGCCGCCACTCTTCGAGTGCAACTACCCGCTGTTCCAGTTCACGGATACGCTGCTTCAATTGTTCCACGTCCGGGTCGGCATCCTTACCGTCCTTCCCCGGTGGACCGGGTGGTCCCGGTGTCTTCGATAATGATAACAACACCGATCTGATTTCAGCAATCGCTTTCGTCCTGTCACGGTCAGAAAACAATGGGCCTGTGAGCGGCCCGCTCTTCTGGTCTGAGGGATTGGTCAGGTTTACGGAGAACGTCCGTCCTTGGGCCTCTGAGAAGCTTAGAAGTTGTGCCTGTGTGACAGCCAGAACCAACTCGTCATCATCGCCATGCGTCTGCACACCGACCAGCCTGTTACCACGAAAGATCCCGCCGCCGCTCGACCCGTTGCGAAACCTTCCAGATTTCACCGGATACCTCGACCTAACTACCAGAAGGTTCGATGGTTTTTCCGTGCCGTCTGCTGTCAGGTCCAGCCGGGATGGTCCTTTGCCGCCGGGCCAACCGTAGCCATGAAGTTGACCAGACGAACCCCCTCCCAGTGGGGCAACATCCAGAACCACTGACGCCGGGCAGGTGAACAACGCGAGGTCTGCCGCCGAGTCGACAGCCACCCACTCACCTTCAACCCGGACACCCTTGGAGTTGATGACAGACACCGCCTTGCCGGTGGTGGCGCAGTGCCCTGCGGAGATCCCGTATCCCCTGCCCCCGATCACTGCGACGATCGTCCCTGAACACCCGCCGACACGAACACTCGCCAGACGGGAATCCTCACCCGCTGCGGTCGACGCTAACAACAACAGGATCAGCCAGCACTTAGCCATACTTTGTCCAGTAGCTTGACGCCGATTGGTAAGAGGACAGTCATCACAACAGCGATGGTCCGTAGCTCGGTTCGCAACCGGACCAGTTGGGTCACGATAGAATCCTTACCGTTCCCCCTCCACACCGTGTCATCAATTCTGGTCAGGCGATCCGTGTGTCCGTGAACGACTCGCCAAATCTGACCGTCGTCCGAGTCGCTCCCCAACTCCGCTCGCACCTTCGCCTCCAGTTCCATTACTCGGCGTTCCAGATCTTCCATGATAAACACTCTCGAACCGGGCGAAGACACGATCATGATCACGCTGGCCCATGTTGCAGATGTTTAGCCAACCGATCTCCTTCACCGCATCATACACGTCTGGTGGCAGCAGTTCACGGGGAGTCCCGTAGCTACCAATCTCCTTGACCGCAGCACGGACCATGTTCCATGCACGTTCAGCCGGGATCTCTGGACCCAGTGGCCAACACTCAGACATGCCACCATCGTGGTCGTCGGGATCCAAGTACCTGCCTTGGTTGAACCACGTCGACGGGTGCGGTGTGTATTGAACGTCCTCACCCTTACGGTGTCGCGCGTACCACTTCACCCGTGCAAGCAGTTCACTCGCGGAGATCTCTCCTGACTGCAACGCTTTCTCGATGCACTTGATCGCATACTGGCGGGCACACTTTCGCGGGAATGCCCGGTAGATTTCCAATGCCACACTCTTCTTCATAGAACCTCTCCCATAGTTTAGATCAGTGGATCAGTGCGCATCCTCCCTGATCACTCCCTCCTGTCCCTGTCTTCCTAGAGTGATCATCACTCTGAGGTTATCCAGTTCACAGTCAGTCGTAGGACTCTTGGATCGCTGCTTTCCACTTACCCCGAACCAGATCACTCTGGTGCAGCACCTCACCTGTCCGGTCATCGAGAGGTTATGTTGCCGGGATAGGACAGTAATCCCCGGCCTCTCGAATGGTTGCCTTCAAACAACCAAGGACGGTGCAGGGGAATCGAACCCCCGTTCGTGTTGACCATGTACAATCAACGTAGCCGCCAGCCACCGTCACCCCCAGTCAGAATGGGGCCTCGTCAGCACTGACCGGTTCCGGTGTTGGTTCCGGTTCCGGTTTCTTCTTCTTCTTCTTCCCCCTGCCGGTCAGCCTGTTCAGCTTGGCAGCCAGCTTGTCGTCATCGACTAGACCACTGCTCGTCGTCGATGTGCTGCTGCCCACAGGGAAAGGGAAGTCGAAGTCCTCCCACACCCTGCCTTGGTCATCGCTTCGATGACGGCAGATCAGCGTGAGGTCGGTCCCAACCAGAGAGAACGTGCCACTGGCCGGGTTGAGATCATTCCAATCCCCCCCGTCCCATCCGAGATCCTTCAGCCGGGCAATAGCTCGCTCGACGTTAGCCTCAGAATTGCACCAGAGTTTCACTGTTCTTGGGAACGCACCGCCATCAGGCTGGACCTCGATGCCGAAGTATTCCGTGCCAGTGTTCGGGGTCTTCGAGAACCCCTGACCAATGACTCTGCAATTGTGTGTGCCTTCTTCATATGTACTCATGACTGCCTCGCTTTCTTGATTGCTTCCATGATGTTGGACCACGCCTCTTTGCCATTATCGCCAGCGTCAAGATCCTCACGGATGTTGAAGCGGTTCTTGGCGTCGTACCCAGCAGACCAATCTGTGTGGAACACCCTGCTCCCATCAGACCGACCCTTCGACCTGTTCTCTTCAGTCACCACATCAACGATCCGGTTCATGAAGAAGCACCAGTCCAGCCAGCGATGCGTGACGTTCCACGTCTTGTCGTGGATGTCGACGACATGCCTGTCATAGTCTGGCAGGAGTGGGTCACGGTGGGGCTTCGTCTTCGAGTGCCCCGTGAACACGACCGACATTTGCTTCTGGTCCCTAAGTGCATCCAAAGCCGAGAGCATTAATCTCCACTCAACAAGCGAGGATTCGTACCCAACCATGTACCGCAGGAAACCACGATCCGTGGCGTCACCGTTGTAGTCACGTTCAGTCACGTGCTTGTGGCACAACTTCTCAAGCGACCCGATCGTGTCGATCGCGATAGCCTTGTAATCATGGTCCTCGTCGAGAAGTTCCTGAAGGACCAGCATGACCATCGGCCAACTACTAACGACCGGAAGGATGGCGAGATCCTTTGGCACGATGCCACTTCTCTTCAACGACGCCCATGGGTCCTCGTCGCTGAACCGCATGATCACCACGCCGGGTATCCACCCAATCGTGCTGCTCTTGCCGACTCCACTTTGACCCCAGACCATCCCCGATGACGGGCGGGACTCGATCCCCTTGACGATCTGCTTCAGCAGACTGGCCGACCCCGATGACCGGGCAGTTTTCTTTGCTGTCACATTCATTTCTGCACCTCAGTAAGTTCTGTCCAAATGTAATCCATGATGTTGTGCCAGATTGTTCCAAAGACGAGTGCCTCACGGTGAGGTTCCTCGATCCTTGTCCACCGCTTGTTGTAGCGATACTCATGCTTCCTTCGGCACGACAGGAAACACTTCATCCTGCTGTTGGTGATTACTTTTTCATCTTCTCCTTCATCAAGTTCAGGGTTGGTTACGTCAGACTGCTTCCACTTGCCTGACCCGAAATCATCGTGCCCACTGCACACACCAAGGTAGTTGCAGGGGGTGTTGTAAAGCATGCAGGCCGAAGGGTTCTTCGGATGCCTGTCGTTCCTCACGGCAGTGCCGATCTCCTGACCGATGTTCCACACGTCGGTCATGAACTCGTTCAACTCGTTCGGGTTGATCACGATAGCCCGTTGCTGGAAGTACCTGCTGGGATCTTCCGCGATGTCGTGGTACACCCGGTCGGCAAACATGTCGGGAGTTTCAATCCCGTTCTCTGGAGGGTTCTCCATCAGTTCCAGATACTTCTTGGACAGACGCTTGGGGCGTGTTCGTGGCTTGCGGACCACGTCCCAAAGTATCCGTGTCGGTTTCCGCTCGTTCTGGAGCATCAGCATGTAGTACATGCTGGCCTGAGTATCGACAGCGAGTTGACGCCAATACTGCGAGTCCGGGTCCGAGATGTCGAACGACGTTGTCTTGTGGTCGACGATGCATAGCTCGCCGTCCACGGTGCAGACCTTGTCGATCTTCCCGGCCAGAGAATAGTTGCGGCTTGACCTGAAAGTATCCGGGTTGATGAGCGATCCGCTCAAGGTTGACTCGACCTCATGCAGGTCGACGGTCTTCAGCTTCCACGCATAATGGTTGCAGTAGGCTGCCGCCATCCCAGCGAGGGTTGCGACCACAACGTCCCGGTTAGAATCGGGGATGTCTTCCCCGACCTCACTCCCCAGCCACTCTCTCCACTCCCCGATCGTCTTGTTCATTGCGCCTCACCCCTTTCACCATAATCTCATCTCGCCGGATCACCATGTTTGCCGGTGCTTCGACCCCCAACCGCACATTGGCCTGAGCAAACACTGTAATCTTTGCCTCCCCCACCGGGGTTGAGATTACAATGGACTCATTGGGTCGTCTTCCGAGTACGAGCATCACACTCCTCCATGATTTAGATGCCGGGCCGGTCATCCGTGACCGTTAATAGACTTCTGTGTCCACCCGGCCTGATATCATACCAGTGTAATGTAGCTTGGCAAGCACCACTCCTGAACAATTTCAATTGCAAGGATGCTCGATGGTAGTTGAGATCGCATTGAAGATCGAACCCCACATCTTCGTCGTCGTCTTTGAGGAAAAGGAGTTCACGGGTGAGGCTAGGATGAACGCTCTTGCTGAGTTGACGCAGACGCTCCACCGCTGGACGGGTGAGATCGACGCCTTTGAAATGAACCACGCCACCTCTCTTCTCGGCAGGGTTCTCGAAGAGTGGCCGCCCGCTACGGAGCAACCGCCCCCTCACCGGTTCCCCGGTTTGCTTTGACCCCGTACTTGGCAAGCCCTCCCGCCAGCCTCAGCCTAGCCTGCGGACCCTTGCGGTACGGGAAAGCTTTGAACACCTGCTTCTTCGTGATGCCACGGTTCTTCAACCACTCTGCCGCCATCCTCTTGTTGTCCTCCCACTTCTCAACCTCAAGTTCCCAGTCCTCTTTGTTCTTGTAGACACCGAGTGCCTTGCGGGACGGGGCGGGCCTAGCCAGAAGTGCCGCCTGCTTTTCGATATGCTTCCGGTGCAATTCCCCTGCCAGTTCACCGTAAGCATCCGCCTCCGTCGTCCGACCTATCCACACTTTCGACAGGGTATCCTTGGCGAGAGTACGGCTGTCGTTGACAACGCTCTTCACGGCATCAGCGTCTTGCTGGGATGTTGGCTTGCTCCAGTCGATGAACGGCATCTCCATCTTGGCGACCTCGCGGGCGATGTCACCTGAAAGCTTTTGGAACTGGTCGAGTTGTTCCGGGGTCATGTAATGCTCGACACCACGACGGTCTTTCCACGTTGGTCGGGGCGGCATGAAATGCACCTGATCTCGTGGATCGTTGTGTTCGTCGTTCCATTTCCTGATGACGACATCCATCGGGAACTCTTCGGAATACTGGGTGTGGAACGGCATCATCGCGCGGTACAACCAGTTCATGCCCTTGGTCTGCATCGCTGGGTTTACGTCAGACGGTATGTGCCTACCCCAGATGTCCCACGCCGGGCGGTCGATCACGAAGTTCGGGAAGATGTGTCTGGCAATCTCGGTCCTCTCAATGGTGCGTCGGCCCAGCATCTTCAGCCAGTCTGTACCGTCCCCGTAGACCCGCCTGTCTGGCAGGTAGTCGCGGTCTGCTCTGGCGATTCGTTTGTAGACGCCGGGGATCCATGCGGTGACGAACTGCGACAGGTACTTGGGTCCGTAGATGTCAGGCTGTTCAAAGACCTTGAAGAAATCGCTTACGCCTCTCGTTAGGTTCTTCTCAAAGATCTGCCCAGACAGACTCTTCGGCAGGTCTGTCGCCATTCGAGCAGGGTCGCCGCTCTTTATTGCCAGAATCGCATCGATCGCGAACCCAAAGATCGTGGATATCGGTTCGACGTTTGCGAAAGAAACATATGGACCCTTGTCTATCTGACCGTTTCTGAGAACAGGGACCGCAAAGGACAGTGGCGGCGGTGTTCCCGCTCGCATCCCCGTCAACCTGCTTCGATAGCTCCAGACCTCTTTGCTTCCAGTCACCCACGGACGCTCGTCGTCGTCGCCATCCACAAGGCTGTACAACGCCATGAACGCAAGGAAGTTGCCCGCCTGAGCGATGGCCCTCGACGACACCTTCGTCCAGTCGCGTTCTTCTGGTTTGACGAACCGGAACCCAAGCTTGGCCTTGGGATCCTCTTTCATGTACAGGTCCCAGATCTCCTTGGGCATTTCAGCGAAGCCAAGCGCGGAGTACGGGGAACTCGGGAACAGGCCAACCTTGGTGATGTTGATCAATGTCTTTGCGAAAGGAACGATGTACTTAAAGACGAACGCAGAGTCCCGCAGCGCGACAGCCTTCTGCCCGATCGGACCCAGTTCTGTTTGGAACGTGAGCAGGTGGGCCATGTCCATCGACCGGTCCCAGACATCAGACTTTATTCCCTCCGTGTCTGCGATCAGTTCAGCCATCGCAACAGACACTGCTTGGTCAGCCATCTGTCTGGCTTCAGCTTGAGTCCTCGCTCGACCACGAGGGACCTCGCTCTGCACACCGACTGACCCGATATCAAGTGCTGCGTCAAACGCTCTTTTCCACACATTCTTCGCCACCATCTCCCGGTAGGCGAGTGCGTTGACCTCCATTCCTGAAATCACACTCTTCATGAACTCATCGACCGCAAGAAGCATCCGGGTTCCCGTCAGCCCGGTGAACCCGGAACGGATGAACCTCCCCTTCCTGCCCTTGATCGAAACGGTTGGGATCTCATATTTCTGAAGACCCTGCACCCCGCGACCAAGCATCACCTCAAGTTGAGGGACCTCTGTGTCGTGGGCCATGAGGGCGATCCTCGCCGCCTTCTTCATGTGGGGCCAGAACGCACCCCACATATGCTTGATCTCACCGAACGTGACCCTCTCGCCCTTGCGTATGGGCAGGCTGACCACCGCTTCCAGCGGTCGCTTCACTGCGTACTCCCAGATCGACAACGGCACAGTGCCGACGACGTTGGCGACCTGTGTAGACACACCGGAGAGGAGTGCATTGATATACCACTCGTATGCCTTGTCACCGTTGCTCGCCTTGAAGGTCTGAGCAATACGGAGTATCTGGAACGTGGAACGAGGGTCGTTTGCGTACTCTTCGATGTTGTCGAGGTCGAACCCCAGCTTCGTCAAATGATCCAGAAGCTTTACGTTCTCATCGGCAATCGAGTCGCGCAATAACTTCAGAAGTTCGGCGTCTTTATCTCGCCTCGCCTTTGCGATCTTTCTCTGCAACCTCGCGCTTGGACGCAGGATGCCCTCCGTCATCAAACGCTTCCGCCGTTCACGAGGGGTCTCGATCGGGTCGAACCTCTGGCGGAACGCTCTCGCCATTTCCGTGCCGACGTCCCTGTAACCCTCGATCAAGGCAATCGTCGCCCGAAGTTCCTCAGGGTTGCCAGACTGGATCGACCGGATCCCGTACATATTGATCAGCTTCTTTGCGCAATACGTGTCGACATCGGTGAACGCGCGACCGACCTCCATCTTATCGAGGAGTTGCTTGCGAACTCTCGCCGCGCTCAGTTTCCAGATCCTCTCCTCACCCTCCTCTTCGACAACGGTCTGCCTGCGGACCTCGTCCCTGTTCATGTGCCGCCACTCACGTATGCCCGCAAGGTCGAGAAGTTCCCTCGCCTGCTGGTCAACGGAGTCGACAAGATCCCTAGCCCCCTGATCAGTCGCCGGGTTCGCAAGGTTGTCAGACCGTCGCCTGCGTGCAGCAAACAAGACACCTGACGGGATGCGGGCGACACGATCCTCTGGACCGTTGGTGGCCTCGGACTTGTAGTCGAAATCGCGGCCCTCTTTGTTGGCCGCCTTCTCAGCCCGCTCCAGCAGCTTTATCGACGCTTCCGAGAACTTGTCGAGTCGAGATTGAAAGCCGCCTGCGGCAGACCCAAGCTGTTCGATTGCATCAACTGCACGTATGTACCGTGAGTACCGCGCCAGAGCTTCTCGTACTCTTCTTTCGACGCCGTCTTCAATTCCGGTGCGCTCTTGTATGTCGGCCCAGTCGACTTCTGAAAGAAACTGTTCTGGTCGCTGAAGGAGTCGTCGAAGCTGATTCTCGAATCCCTTTCGCTTCCGTTTTGCGGCGTCCCTGACGATAAGCCGAATTGGTTCGGCTGCCCGGCTTGTTCCTGAGAACCTTTTGATCCCTCTGAAAAGTTGTTCGCCATCGTTCTCGGTATCCTGATTCAGTATCTTCTCTAAGCCACGGTCTATTACACCAGTGTAATCCCCCTGAGTCAACTGGTCACTTCGCTTATTGAAACTCACCAGCATCTGTACGGGGCGAACCCTTTCCACGAACTCGTTCTCAGACCAACCCTCGTGTTCTGCGACGGTGTTGAAGACAGCATCTACAAGGTCCTGCTGCCTGATGCCTATCGTCGGCTGTCGTCGACTGGTTGCCCGCATCGACAAGGCTGTGGGGGCGACCGCAACTATCTGTGACCCAGACCAGTTGACCTCAGTGATAAGACGGAACCCTCCACCGATGTTCTCTCGCACCCAGTCACCGATCCACCGGGTGGATTCTTCGGTCAACTTCAGGTCCTTGATAAACACCCCGCTCGTGGTGTACTTGATCTCACCACGCTGGACTTCCATTCCGCTCTCACCGTCATGGACCTGCATGCGAACCGACTCAGCACCACCAGACCCAGTCGCCCTGCCGATGAGTGCGTTCATCATCTGCCGGGTAAAGTTGTCGACGTTCCAGAACGGAATGGTCATCGTCGAGTCGGCGTCTTCCGAGTAGATTGCTCCCCCGGTCGTCGCTGGTTTCACCCGACTCGCTCTGGTGACGGCAGGGTCGGCCAGCACGGCAGTGTACCCAGCCTTCAGACCACTGATCGCTGAGAACAACTCCGTGAGGATGTCGCCGTTCTTGAGTATCCCGCTATCTAAGGGGCGTTTGTAGGGTTGGCTGCCGCTGATCTTCTTCGAGAATGCCCGCCACGCTGCGTCGTAACCGTTGGCGATCCTGTTCGCCATAGCAGTCCGCATCCGCTCAGGCACGGCAAGATGTGAAGCACCCCACCTGAGCAGGTTCCTGAGCATGTTCGCCCTCTGGACGGGACGATACTCGGACCCCTTCAGTGTGTAGATTCCTCTAGGTGTTCTGTGGAAGTGGCTGTGCTTGCCAGACCTAGCGATATCACTCATCTCTGGGTCTGCAAGATGCTCAGGTCGGATCTTCTCACCCGGCTTCATCACGCCAGCCTCGATCGCCCTCTCGATGAAAGACTCAAGGGTCTGGACGTAGGTCTGGGACGCCCGGTCATCATCTCGATTGACCCACATCAACGCCTGTAGTTGCCATGGCTGGTAGGGTTCGAGTTCTCCACCCTGCTTCGAGTTCAGGTAGCCAGACATCTTGATCATGTAACGGCTGATGGTTTCGTACCAGAACGAGTCAGCAAATGCGTTACCCGGAAGACCAAAGACCTTCGCCATAATCGCATCGTTCGTCGAGAGCGGTACGTTCGCCCCTCGTCCAGCGATGAACTCAAACGTGGCGTTGAACGATCCAGTCTTCAGTTGATCCTCGCTGCCCAACTGGCCATTGAGTGCGTTGCGAATGGACTGGTCGGAGATGACATCGGTGGAACCGAACCGGTTACCAAAGATCTCCGACATGATCGAGAGCGTTCTCTCCATGTTGTCTTTGACATTGGTTCTCTGGCTTGTCGCTGCCAGCACCTTGTTGAATACATCCCACTCGTGGTCAGTCAGGTCGAGGTACTGACGTGACGCAGTCACGTATCTCTCGTACCAATACCTGAACTCATCCCGCAGTGCAGTTGAACCAATAAGAAAGTCGCCCGCTGTTGGGAATTTCTTCTCCCACCCGTTGGGAAGTTTGAATCCATATTCATCCTTGAGCGCAGAGTTCGCCTCCTCGAACTGTGTCTTCCCGTCCTTCCCCTGCCACAGCGGCATCTCGCTGATAACTTCATCCCAAAGACGCTGTAGGTCTGCGCTAACCTGATCGGACCCGATCCCTTCAAGTATGGATGACACTGGGCCAACCCGATCCGGGTCCAGTTGCATGAAGTTCTTGCCTTCCATTGTCCTCGCCATGGAACGACCACGACGATACCCGGCTGTCTGGAACAGACGTTCAGCCTCAGGGATTGTGACCTTCAGGTCATCAAGGGTCCGTGTCTGTGCGGCGTAGTATGGCGTGATGCCCTGATCTGAGAGTCGTTTTAGGTATGCCGTTCTGGTTTCCATTTGCTTGGGATACAGATCTCCATTGTCATACCTCTTCATTGCCCCTTTCCACACGCCATCCTTGAATCTTCCCACTTTCTTTTTCTGTTCTTCCGTCAATTTGCCCCACGCTTCAAGGTTGATGACATTGCTCACATTGTCGGTGAGGATGTCGCTGTGTTGTGGTCCGCTGTTTTGCTTGGGTTCTTCGTATCTAGGTCGCATCGCCTTCATCTGTGGTGGTGGAACCCTACCCTCCCACCCCCACAACGCCTGCCCCTCTTCGTTCACAAAAGGTTTGCCTGCCTCCCACACCCTCTCTTCAGTGCTGGGGTGTCGCCATCCGTGCCAACTCAAGTGCGCATCTCCTCCACCATGCCACAACTGGTCAGCGACCATGTGCAGCAAGACCGGTTCATAGCCGTTTGCGCCGTACCACCTGATCAGTTGTCCTTGCGGCATGGCCCCGAAAGCGGCGGGATATCCCGTGACAACAGAATCTGTTCGGTCTGCCGCATCAGCAATCGCCGCCATTGCTGCATTAGCCCTTCCTGTATCTCTGGCGTCAGGAGCGTACATCGCGTTCTTGATGATGGAGATGTAGATCGACGGAGTCATCTGAAGGGTCGCCTCCATCCCCCTTCCGAAATTGACGGTGAAGTAGTCCCTGTTGTTCAGAGTGGGCATCGCGGTATAGGCGGCAGAAGGGAGAGAAACACGGCTGCTTATGTGTCGCGTCAGAACGGACGGGTCCTGCCCAACACCCTTCTCTATGGTGATGCTTACGACTCTAGGATCATTGACCAAAGCTTCCAAGAAGTCTTGGTGTCGCTGTATTGCGGTTTCCGTTGAATCCCACCCTTCAATGCCCTGTTCCAAGACGCCAACATTGTCAAGACCTGAGTGATAACGCACAGCGTTCATCTTGTATGTGTCGCCTGCGATCCCCAGTTCACGAAATCGGAGTCGGAAATACTCGTCAAAGATCTCTTTGTCTTGCCGCTGCTGTGGTCCGTGTGCTTGGTGTGACTCTACATCTCTCCGCTCTATCGATTCCCCTCCTCCTTCTTGCCAGTGCGGCCCAACATCGTCAGTAGACATGTTCTGGATCAGGGTCCAGAACTCGTCCGATGTCATTTCTGCCCGGCCTTTTCCTGAGATCTCGTAGGCAAGATCAACGATGTTTTTTAGTGGCTTGACGACCTTGTGTCCGTATGCCTTTACCTCTGTTTGGCCATACGCATTTACATGCTGGTCCTCAGTTGAGTTGCTGATCAATCGGTGTGGAGTCAGGAGTAGTTCTTCCTCGTCCTCTCTGGGTTCTCCAGTCTCTACATCCTCCATCTGAATGATCATGTTGACGGAGGTCCCTCTCTCGGACATCACTCCAGCGTCTAGATCGACGGTGGTCAGAACGTCAGCGAAGTGCAGGGGTTGTCCTGCATCAGACTCCATAACCACAAGGTCAGTTATCAGCTTGAACCTACTGAGTGATTCCTCTTGGTCAACGATACGAGAACCACCCGCTCGGATCACCATGTCTGCCGCATGCGTTTCCCATGTAGTAAGCGTGTTCCATTCTGGGGCCGCATCAACCGGAGCGTATTTCCACTCAAGCTTACCGGTGTCTGGGTTGGCCTCCTCCTTCAGTCCTATCACGATGAATTCGTCTGCTGGCGTTAAGTTGTCTAGTCCTAAAACCAGCGCAACTTCCCTGTTGCCAATGGTCGGGTTGATGACCCTCAACCCCCTCAGTCGCGGCCATCGCTGCCGCAATAACCTTGTGCTGTTCTCGGCAAGAGTGACTCCAGCAGTAGGAGATGATCGCCCGAATGCGTCTGCAACATGTCGCTCTTGTTCGTTTACTGATTCCCGTGTGAATTGCCCAAACTCATGAATGTACTGCATCAAGCCATCTCGCATTGGGAGATCCATGCGACGGGCGAAGTAGACACCAGAGTGGGTTTGTCCAGCGCGGCTTCGGAACTTGCTCCACATGTCCCCCTGCAACGGTTCCCCATACACCCAGTCCGGTTCCCCTTGCATCACATCCCGTTCTAAGGAGAGGTGGGACTCGAGGATCTTGGAGATTCCGTGAGCGAGAAGACCAATGCGTTCCGGGGTCTGTCTGATCATCGGCCCCGCAGAACGAACCCTTATCATGCCCGTCACCCCAGCACTGGCGAGTTCAACCGACCCTCTCTGGATGGTCATTTCGCTTACGTCAGCGAATCTCTCCTTTTCCATCGACATGCGGACATGCGTTGGCAGCCAAGTCTTGTCGCCTGTCGTGCTGAAACTGCCCGACACCCTGACCAGCCTGATGGACATGTACTGTTCCGGGTTGTTTACCACCCCCCCTCTGCTTTGACCTCCGAGATGCTTGCCGACAACGACAATCATTTCCTCGACACGGTTGTCTTCCACTAGTTGGAGTTGGGTCAGATTTTCGGAGAGGCGGGCATCCTCAACAACTTCATTCAGCCCAATACCGGGACGATGGAATACACCGGCAACCTCAATTTGTGGATGGTAGTTGACGAGAGCGTTGATAGTTTCGTTTAGTCCCCTGCCAGCCACCGGGAAACTGGAGTCTGGTCCCGAATAAGCACCGATCTCGTAGTCCGAATAGATCTGCTGGCGATCGACGATGAGCAGGGGGTCTGCCCCCGTCGCCTCTACTCGTTGTTCAATGTCGGATCGAATGTCGTCTTCCTGTCGACCCTCTTGTGACAATCCAGCCAAGACCGGCGCGGGCCCTTGTGACGACTGCAACTGAACCCTCACCATTCTGTTGAGTTCATTGATGGTTGTCGCGTAGTCAGCAAGCAGAGCGTCCCGCCATAGGGATAGTGTTTCTTCCGTTTCAAGCGGCACGCCCATTTCATCCCTGAGCAGGATTTCGTTTGACCCATATACGTTGTCCATCTGCCCAACACGCGCAAAGGGAGTGCGAGTAGCAATCACGCCCCCGCTGCCCTCTAACAGGTGGCCACCAACAACCGTCCACGGACGCGCAACTACACCCAAGCGGGCTGCGGGTGTGAGAACTTGACCATCCAAGTTGTACATGCCATTCACAAAGTGTGTGCCAAGCAGGAGCAGTTTCGGACGGGCGTCGTGGGTTGTTTTGGGGAACAGTTGTAGTTCTTCTGCGAGATCCACACCCATGCCCCTGCCGAACCTTTCAAAGGCGGGGTCTAGTCCGTGATTTCTCATATTCCTGCTGAGTTCTCGCGTCCTCTCTTCCTGTAGCTCTCTTCCCTCATCCGTGTTATTGGCGACCCTGAATGGAAGGTCCGTCGTTTGTACCAGTAGGTGGTGGGCTACACCGTTGGTATCGCCGTGTGTTGCTGTAGAGATAACGACGAATGTGGCGTCAGAACCAAACCCGCTATCGCGACGCCCGCTGACGGACGAAAAGAATTCCAGTTCTCCCCCCAGTCCGGGGAACCTGTTGCGTAGGAGGTTTATGTCTTCGTTGGGTGCGTCCGCACTGATCGCGAACCCGCCGAGAAACCCACCCAGTTCTCTGGTGGGTGGGTTGCCGGGGACGGGAGAGGTTGCCCTGCTGACCTGAGTCTGCCTGTAATCAGGCGGGTGGTAACCAGCATCCTCGATGCCACGCTGGTTGAAGATTCCCTCCAGCATCTCGTTGATGTTTGTCGGGTTGAACGCAGGGTCACCGAACGCTGTCTGCTGTTGAGGAGCGGCGTAATAAGCCCCGGACTCCCAGTCTTTTATCGTCCGTCGCGGGAGTGTTTCGGGCGTGTAGTCTTGACCGCCAACCTCGATGACAACAGCGACGGGATCCCCAACCTTGACCCCCTCGATCTCGTTGGCCTCTTTCTCTCTCGCCTTGTAGAAAGGGTACGTGACGTACCGGCGACCCTGTACACGGAACTGGTGGAACGTCCCTCTGCCCCCAGACCAGTAACTCTCTGCCCCCAGACCTCCCTCGCGTGGGTTGAGGTTGTTGTACGGAACCTCGCTCTCGCGATCGATCATGTACAAGCCCTCTTCACCCCATGCATCTGACAGGCTTGTGCCGGGCTTGACCTTCACGAGTTCAAATCGATTCGACAGTTTCCTTGGTTCTGTCGCCGCCTTCCTCGCCGCGAACAGGGGTCCAGATGGGAGTGCTGCCCGCTTCGGCTGTGACGCCTCGTACATGGGGCTGGCGTTGTCTTGGTTCACTCGACGGACCCGACCGAAGTAGTGGTTGAGCATAGACTCAAACTCTTCTTGCGGGACCTTCGACAACGGGTGCTGGTCAAACCTTGGGTAGTTCACGATCGCCACACCTTTCGCCCTCGTCGCGTTAGCGATCTGGGCGATCGATGTTTCCAGACCTTCCCGGCTGGGGATCGTGTTCAGAACCGCGCTGGCAAATACGATATCGTGCTTGCGGCGGATCCCTCGCATCTGGTCACTCGGGGGCGGCTGTTCTTCTTCTGGCCATGTCGCCATGCTCTCTGGGAAGTCGTGGCTGACCACGTTGGCCCCTAAGTCCCTGATCCGCTGACTGTGCTTCAAGCCGTCAGCCTTGCCTGCCCCGTAGTTCAACACATCCGGCGGGGCCTGCCGGTTCCAACTGGCAACGGTGTCGGCAACACGGTCGACCACGATCCTTTTGTCAGTGAACCTGCCGTGCCGAAATGTTCTCTGTGCTGTGGTGCGATCCGCTTCCGTGAATGCCTCGAAGCGAGGTGCGGCGAACAGCGGGTCGCGGAGTTCCATCTCTCCCGCTTTCGGGAAGTCTGCTTTCTCTGCGGCACGGTTGATTGCGTTGTCAATTGCGCGGAATGTCGCTGAGTCCGCAACGCTGTAGAACATCCTGCGAAAGAAGTCGGTGACTCGCCGGAACAACCCGGCATCCTTCTTCGCGATCTTTGACCAGAACCCCATCTTGGTGAAGTTCTGTTCGATGAAGTTCGCGGTCCCCTCATCCCAGATCAAGTTCATCTGCTCTTCGCGTGCTTCTCCCGGTTTGTCTTGCGGGTCTGTAGACTTTGCTCGTCTTGCAAGTTCGTGCCACTTTCTCATGAACTTCTTGCCCGCTGGGTCACCCTTCTCTGCCGCCGCCTCCATGTCCGCGAAATACTGCTTGAACAACCGCAATCCGGGTGCGTCGAATGCCTCCTGCTCTGTGGGTCTGGCTGGGAGCGGGTCGCCTGTTGCCATCCTTGTGAATGCCGCCCTTGCATCTTCTTCAGCAAGGGTGGTGCGACGGATCTGTTCCCAAGCTTCATTGTCTGTTCTCCTCAGGCGGTGCGTCCACTCGTGCGCAAAGACTGATTCGACCGCTTTCCGCATTGCCTTGGCGGGCGACTTCGGATTCTCCGCGCGGTGTTTGTCGACAGTGGCGCGGGCAAGATAGATGTCACCCGTCCGTGGATCGAACGCGCCGGGGGTAGTTGCTTCGAGCGTTGGGTCCACAATGAGGACGTTCCCCTCGATCCCAAGCGACCTACTGGCAGTCCGCAACTCCCTGTGGATCTGCCCCTCTTCAACGTCGTCTGCTTCCGACACACCCGGTCGGTCTGGCGGGGTATCTCCCACACGAAAGACCCTGCTCCCACGACCGAAGGTCCCATCGACCAACTGCTCCCGATACTCTTCGTCCGAGAGTTCCTCCGCAGGTGGGTCGTCTTGTGCCTCTCTCGCCGTCTTGAACTCCTGACCGCCAACCGGTTCTTCACGCTCTTCTCGTGGGGTTCCGGTGGGGGATACCTCTTCCCTCTCCCTAGCTTTACGCTGTTTTTTTAGTCGATTTACTTCTTGCACGTACCTAGTTATGAGGGCATTTTTCTTCAGTCCTTTGACGACTGTTCCACTATCTGTGACGAGGTCTTCTGATTCCGAAGTCCGAACACCTCCGGTCAGTTCTGCGAACTCTGTTCTCGACAGTGGTGTTCCATCAGCTTTGACAAAACCACCTTTGCCCTCGTTCGCTCTCGCACTCCACTTGATCCCAGACAGCACCTCCATCGCTTCGTCTTGGTCTTTGTGTTCCTCGACCCCGTACACGATCTGATGGGGGGTGTATCTCTTCGTTCTTGGTTGTTGTACGCCAGCCTCTGTTCCTCGCTGGACAGCCTCCTCGCGTTCCTCTGCGGCACGCATCCTGTCCATCTGTGCTTCTGCCTTCTTCCGCCTTCCCTTTCGCACCATTGCCCCCGGAAGACCCACCCCAACCCCCACACCGGCAATCGTCGCACTTACCGCTCCGGGGACAGAGAACAGTTGCGCCTCCTTCATTCGCATCTCTGCGTCGACACTCTCGGACCACGCATGCTCAAGCCGCTGTTCAAGACTCATGTCTTTCGGGTAGCTAATGCCCGAAGCCGCCCGCATAATCCGACCGACATCCTCTTCGCCCATCTCCTCTAGGATTCCATGGAACCCGCCCGCTCGGGCGATGCTCATTGTGTTGTTCCAAGCGGGGAGGAACTTCTCCCCAAACTCCATCATTCGCCACTTAGCCGCACCGTAAATCGCAGCAAGCTTTGTCCGTCGCAGGTAGTCCAAGGTGACAGTCGCCGCCTTGTCGACGTGGGTAAATTTCCCGAACTTGCCAATGTAATGGCCTGCCGCGCCTGCAACATTGCCAACACCTTTCGCCAGCGCGCCACCGGAATGCTCCGACACGATCTCGATGTAGCTATCCCCAAGAGCGTCGAGCATGAAGGGGAGCATTGCTTCGTAGTCGTTGTTGTTGTCCTCAGCGAGCATCCTGATATCACCATCAGGAGTTTCCCTGACGGCGGTCGCCGGGACCATGTCCCGATACATCTTCTTGGCTGTCATCGGCGCAAAGGCTGGGAACCCAAGGGCGAATCTCGCTGACCCGCCAGTCACCGCTGCCCCAGCCTTCATCAAGAACCCTGCATCTGGATCCGCCATCCGCTTGATCAGCTTCGATACAACCTTCTTCAGACTCTTCTTCGCCGCTGTCTTGCCCGCCTTCTTTACTGCCATCTTTGGCAACATCTTCATCGCGCCTTTTGCAATCAACCCTCCAGCAAAGAACGATCCGATGTACTCGTACATCTCCTCAGCACCGTCAGCAAGCCACTTGTTGTCAGCCTGCCAACCCTCCGTCTTCCCCCTCTGCTCTTGAACCAAGTCGCGGTGGAACGCAACCAGTTTCTCCCAGTCGTCAGCGTGCCCCTCTCGTCCAGCCTTCCACTCCTTTTCGAGATTCTCGGCAGCGTCGTTCACTGATGCATAGAAGACAGCGTCCTCTACACTCTTGACAGAAGTGGGCGGTATACGAATCAGAGAGCGGAGGTAGAACGGATCAGGTCCTTTTGTTCCGAGTTCGCTGATGTCCTGCTTGTGTCCGATCGGACCCAGCCGACCGTGACCAAAGACCCCCTCTCCCTTGGGTCCGAACTGCGGAAACTCGGTCGCTACCTCCAGCCCGTCCTTCTCACGGATCTTGTTCCACAGGTCGAGTCGCTCTTTCTCTGACCCCTGCTCCCAACCTTTCGGGTCCGATTCGTATGCCCTGCTGATCTGGGAGAGTGTCGCCATCTGGCGCATCGACTCCCCGGCACGGAAAGTGTTATCTCTCGCGTACTGACGCTGAGAAATTCTGAACTCTCGGTTCAGGTCCAGTTGGTGCTTCTTCTTTTCATACGCCTCCATCCACACCTTAGCGGCAGCAACCTCGTCTTCCGTTGTGGCATCACGGAATGCTTCTCGCCCTTCGGGGTGCTTTTGCTGGAAATCGAGATCCAACAACACGTCGTCAAGCGAGATGTCCCGCTCGGGGAAATACCCTGTGTCGTCTTCCGTGGGCTGGAGTCCAGCAGGGCGCACATCCTGACCGACCTCCGCTGTCTGGTCGCTGTACTGCTGCAACACTTCGTCGAGGGAGATTCCAGTCGACATTGATTACCTACCTGCGTTCAAGCTTGCCGTCGATTAGGAAAGGTTTCTTCTTGCGGAAAAGCGGGCCATCCATATTCGCCCGTCGACCAGCGATCCTTTTGAGAGCATCGATTTCTTCTCTTGACCAGTTTCTTGAGTTGATGACGAGTCCTCTGCCTGTTTTCGTCCAGTGCTTGTCGCTGTCCATAGTGGCCTTGAGGAGTGCAACGTCTTTTGTGGTTTGTTCGTCACCCGCAAACTGATCTCCGATGGCATCTAGTTCCTGCACAAAGGTTATATCTTTGCTTATGGGGGTCCTTCCCTGAGTGGATCTTCTTGTTGAGGTATATCCGGGTTCGGGGGAAATGACCCCGGATGGGAGTGGTCTGCCCACAGGACCGAGTGGCTTGCCGTCTTCCCACCCCGCTGAAGGTTCGGGTTCGACCCGGTCATCATATGGCCCCCCCATGCCCAGTAACCGCTCGCCAAAGTTGGGTTCATATGGCCTTTGGAGGTAACCCGGCGCGCCCTCTATGTAGTGCATGGAGCGTCCTGCTCCTTCAGGCCTCGTGTCTGCCTGTCCGAGTCTGCTGCTGCCGCTCTGACTCATGAACTCTGCCGTTGATTGATTGATCTGAGTCGTTCGGTCTGTTGGTGGTTTTGGATAGGCCCACCTGTAAACATGCGCGGTCGGGCTTTCGGGGTGCGCTTCGGAAAACCTGCCCATATCCCTCCTGAGTCTGTGTTGAGTGAACCGGCTGTGAGTGCTTGGGGCATTTGGAGGAACCCTCCAGTTCTCTACGTCACGCATCTCTTCTCTTGTCATTCCCGGTCGGTGCAACTCCCCCTCGTACAATCCCATTGTTGCCCCCGAAGGGAGTTGTCCCATTGCTTTTTGTCTTTGAAAGAACTTGTGCGAGGGAGTGCCTGTAAATGTTCGGGTCCAATCCAACCCAGTCGTTGGGTCCTGTGGGGATCCTTTGAATCTTCCAAACACTCGTTTGCGCTCTGCCTCGATGGTGGCGAGGGCATCGTTCAGCTTGCTGTCGATCGCCGCTGTCTGGCCCGCAAGGTCGAATCCCTCTGGGTCGCCGCCTTTCGCTAAGTATGCTTCTTGTGCTGTGTTGAGTGCCGCCTTGGCTTGAGCGGCATTCTTTTCCGCCAAAGACCTTTTCCTGTCTGCTTCTTTCTGTCCGTCATCCCAAGCACTTTCGTGTTGCTGCTTGTGTTCTCCGTATTGTGCTGTGTATTGACTCGTCTTATCTTCATTCCATTCATTGAGAAAGATTGTTTCAGGCGCACCCGGTGGCTTCGGTCCCGGTTCTATTCTTCCTGTCTGCCTGTTGATGACCTCTCCCGTAACAGGAGAGATGAGGGTGTGATTTTGCCAATACTGCTCTATCGCATTTGGCGACTGCTTCCGGTGCAGGTCATACTCTGCCCTGTATTTCTGCCTGAGTCCTTCGATCTGCTTGTGTGCTATCTCCGGTGATATGGGAGGACCGTAGTCGCCACCCATACCGCCGGGCCTGTAGCGTCCTCTAGTTCGAGGGTTACCCGGAATGGCAAACTGGTCGGTCGGCAGATGGTCTAGGACTTTGTCCATCTCTGCGCGGAACCGGGGCATCAGGTTGTCGGTGACATATGCGTCGTTTCGGTAGCTTTGCCGACCCAGAGTCCCCCTCGCGACGTTGCTCTGTCTGCTGAATGGTATTCCGTCATTAAGCGAACGCTTGGCTTGATACTGTTCATACGCCTGAAAGTTCTTCAGCCGTTGTTGAAATCGAGCATGACCCGGACCAACACCACTCCAGCTTTCCCTCATCCTCTGGTTCCGCGCGTTGAGTTCGTCCGACTGAAAGAAGTTGGACGGAAACATGTACGCCTCAGCCTGCTCCATGGGCATTCGCAAGTCTTCATACTGCGCCAACTCCCGCGCGGCTTGTTGCGACGCCTGAACCTTCGCTGCGTTCGTCCTCGCACTAATCTGCTTCTCGTAGATATCCATCCGCCGGTTGGCGATCTGCTTGTTCTGCCGCATCTGAGCAGCTTGAAGACCAAAGCTGCTGAACTGCCCAAACGCACTCAAAAACGCCTGCGTCTTCTCGGCTTCACGCTGCACATTCTGCTGGTAGACCCACTTGTCATATTCACCACGACCAGCCCCGTGCGCAACGGAACCAACAAGTGAAATGTCTGGAGCGTGATTGATTACGATTGGCATTAGTTCACCAGTTCGCCGTTGGCACGGATGTAATTGACTTCACCACCAAGGAGGTTCCAGACCCCCATCCAGAACATCTCGACAGGCTTCAGGATGAAACCGACGTGACGCCAGATAGACGGACGCTTCACCTCGTTGCGGTAGTACCACCGACCATATGCAATCAGCGGTTCGCAAATCGTGTAGCGGACAACCCACTTCACCCACGGGTGCTTCATCATCAGCGGGACTATGACATCAGACATCTTGTAATAACCACGACGGTTGCGTGCAGTCATCTTCTCGTCGCGATACCGTCGAACAATCTCGTCCAGTTCCGGCCCATAGACAGCCATGAAGATCCAGCAACAGAAGGCGAACGCCAGTGCCGCACCGATACCGAGAGCAGCACCTGAGCTTGCACCCTTCTGGGTCTGTCCGCCTTGAGGCTGGACACCGGAACCCGCCCCAGACTGCCCCGCTTGGAACATCATGTTCCACATACTCTCGGTGGATGGACCGCGATGCTCGATGTTGAAGAACGAGTTGGCGAGGTCGCCGGTCAGCATGGTTTCGTAACCCATTCGCTCCCTGCGTACACTCTCCCCATGCGCCGCGAGTGCCGCTTCCTCTTCAGCGGCAAGCTTAGCCTCGAACCCAGCACGGGCTGTCCCTGATGGCGCACCCACAAAAGACGCACCCATCCCCGCGCGTTTTTCTGCGAACCTTTTCCTGATCGCTGACTCCCCGGCAGCACCCAGACCCTCCATGCCACGGATGCTCGACTCCAACCGCTGACGCAGAAGACGCCTGACGTTGTACTCCTGTTGCTCCGACTTGTACTTGGATTGGACCTGCTCTTTCCTAGCCTCCTGTGCCATCTCTTCTTTGAGGAAAGAGTTCAGGACATCCTCGTAGGACCGTCTGCGGTTCCCGGCACTGTCGACACCTTGCCCGTGGAAATACTGACGCATCGCCCGCTCCATCTGACGGTCAGATGAATCAGCCCTCATTCCCTTGTCGGCGTTGTAACCACGGAACTGCTCGTACATCCGCCGTCTGGCACGGGCGTGGGGACCGCTGCCCTGCAAGCGGTGACTCGCACCCTCTTCGTCTGGGGCGAATTTCGCGAACGTGCTTTCTACTCGCTCTAATTCAGGGACCTCCAGTTCCTCGTAGACCCCCTCGTATCCTGTGAGGATGTCCTCTGTCCCGTATGCCGGTCCTGTTACCGCACGCTCGCCCGGTGCGTGGTGTGCCGGGATGGGGTCGGTCTTGAAATTTTCAGGCATGGGTCACCTGTATCTGAGAAATCTGTTCTTGAACTAGTTCGCGTTGACGCAAGGCCGCCTCTTTTTGCGCGTTCGATATCTGCGCCGACCGGATCACCCCGGTGACAAAATCGACAACCTTCTGGATGGCGAAGTCCTCGATGCTGACCGGGTTGTCCACCTCGTTCTCATCTTCGTCAAGGATGGTGTCTGTCCATCCGTACTCCTGCGCGAATGCGGATGTGGCCGAACCAGCCATGCTGTCTGGGTACTCGACGATAGACGTTCGCCCAAATGCTTGAATCGTAATCTGCGCCATCTCAACTCCAGACAGGAATGTATCTCGTGTTGCCGTTGACCTTGATGGTCAACCACTCTGTGGGATTGATTTCAGGACTGCCGGTGCTTGAGTCGATCGAACCACTGACACTCTTCGAGATACCAGAAATCCTGAAATCCACGATTGCGTCATGGCGGACGACAAACCTCTTCGACCCGTTCGCGAAGAAATCAATGTTGTTGTCGTCGTGGTCGTAGACTATCCGCCCGACATCAACATCCGTCGCATCACCAAAGAATATTTTGCTTGCACCGTCGTCTGCCGCCCTGAGTCGCAGTTGTGCGTCTTTGCCAGCGTTCGCCGTGTTGTCGACATTTATGTATGCGTTCCCAACCGGCGAATCAACTGTTCGCTTGAACCGTGCCAACTCCCCGAAATTCTGCGACTCGACATGAAGCGGGACATCGGGGTCAGCGGACCCGTTCTCGAACATCCCCAGCCGACCTCTTTCGTCGATGACTACTAGCTCGCTTGTTCCCTTCTGAAACTTGACGATATCAGCAGTCTGACTGGCGTGGCCTTTCACCGTCAGCGGAACGCTACCGGCAGCACCAGTGACGATCAACATGCTGTTGCCGTCGAAGGTCAGGTTGGCTTCGACAGTCGCCTCGTCGGCGTCCTTGTATGTAGCCACCCCGTTTGCCGTCGATCCATCCCAAGAGATCCCGCCACCACCTCCGCTCGCAGTAATGGTGACAGCACCACCTGTTTCAGAAATGGAGATCCCGCTTCCGGCAGTGAAAGCAAGAGTTTCACCTGCCCCCAGCGTGTTGCCCCCAGCAGTCACAGTCCTGAACGTGTTCGTGTCAGTCACCGAACAGCCGATCGTCATCTCGGTATCGCTGTTTCTCGTAACGGTGATGCCCGTTCCCGCTGTGATGGTCACATCGTCATTGCTGCCTGTGGACGGATCCAGCCGAATAGCAGTGGTCCCTGAGGGGCATAGCAGGTCGTAGGTTGTGTCACTACCACCAGAGTCAGTCCAAGGCACATTGACAACCGCTTGATTGCTGCCGTTGAACTGAATCCCGTAAGTTCTGCCCGCTGTAGTGGACACGGAATTTGCGGCTACAGTTTGTTCAGTACCATCCTCTAACTTCATCAATCCCAGTGTTGAAGTGGTTGCGGCACTGTAAGTGGTGTTGGTGTCAGTGTCAGTCCAAGGCACGTTGACAACTGCTTGATCGCTGCTGTTGAACTGGACTCCATACGTCCTGCCCGCTGTAGCAGACACAGAGTTTGCCGCAACACTTTGTTCCGTATCGTCCTCTAGCTTCATCAACCCCAACGCTGAACTGGTTGCGGCACTATAGGTGGTGTTGGTGTCAGTCCAAGGTACGTTCACAACCGCTTGGTCACTGCTGTTGAACTGAACCCCATAAGTTCTACCTGCCGTAGCACTCACAGAGTTTGCTGCAACACTTTGTTCTGTGTCATCCTCCAGCTTCATCAAACCCAACGCTGAACTGGTTGCAGCACTGTAGGTTGTGTTGGTGTCGGTGACCGAACAACCGATCGTCATTTGGGTGTCGCTGTTTCTCGTAACGGTGATGCCTGTCCCCGCCGTGATGGTTACATCGTCATTGCCGCCCGTGGAGGGATCTAAGCGGATCGCCGTGGTCCCTGATGGGCATAGGAGATCGTAAGTTGTATTGGTGTCGGTGTCGGTGGCGTTTAGATTCGTCCCTGAGATCGCGAGATTATCGTTCGGGACGAGGAACTTCACTGCGTTTTCGTTTTCATCCCAGAACATGATTCGATCAGCACCGGGATCGGTCAGATCTTGAATTCCGAGATGGCTAAGGGCGAGCGTTTGTGTGTGATCTCCACTCGCAGTGTTCTGGCTGCCCGTCAGTCCGGTTCCCGCAGTTATGTTGACCCGTGTGATGTCACCACTGCCCCCACCTGCCGCCGACAGGTCGGTTTCGGTAACGTCGTGCGATCTCCAGTAGGGTTTTCCGTCAGCCTTGGTGTACAACAACCCGCCGTCACTGTTTGCTGGAGCGGCAGGTGTTACACCCTGCTCTTGAGAGATGTGGATAATCCCAGACACCTCTAGTGCCTGATCTGCATCGGTGACGCCAATCCCAACCTTGTCAAACACCGAAGATTCGCCAGCCAGCAGGTGTGCGTTGTGCGTGTGGTCAACCGGGTTGTACCGATAGTCGCCCATTAGCGAGATCTCCTAGCAAAACGGTCAGATGTCCTGCTGTACGTGCATCGCATGTCCTCAAATGTCCATCCACCAGACCCAGTGTTGGACAACCGTATGTAAAGTGACCGCCCACCCGCTCTGGTGCGTATTGCACCGTTCCGTCCAGCGGATATTGCCTCCGTAAACGCAGAAGTCGACTGGTTGTACGCCTGTTCTGCGCTGTCACCACGGAAGATGTCCAGATCGGTGCTTGTGGACTCCCCTCCAAGCACGGTTTGGATCTCGTGGATCATCATTCCGCCCAGTTGGCCGACTGAAAGCGGGCCGATCCAGACATGTGAGTCGATGTTGGTCCCGTCATCGGTCGCTGAGGAGGGATCCCACTTGCGGATGTACCCGTCATACCCACCCAAGAGGATTGCCCGGTCATTTGGGTCGTCCCCATCATAGATGTGGGTACATCTTGGCTGGTGGTTCGCGTTCGAGAATATATCCACCCACCAAGACGTGGTCCTGCTGTCCCAAAAGTAATCCCACGAGGGTTCCGGCGCGGCCCTAGAGGGTGCGACGTTCCAGAATGCGTTCTTGGTCGACGTTGATGACGACACACCATCGAATCGGAGTGGTGTTATGAACAGGTGAAGACCCTGTTCTCGCTCGTTCCACTCCATGTGGATCCTGTTTCGCGCAAGATTGATCTTGGACAGCCGATGGTCAACCGCTGTCGACGAGATCTTGTTCACGCCTTTGCCGCCAACGCTCACTTGGTACACGCCCCCCCTCGACCCGAAGACAAACAGGTTGCCCTGAGGGTCCTTGCACCACGACCCCTGCCCGTAAGCTATGCCGATGCTGTCGGTCAGCAGATGCAACCGCCCACCTGCCTCAGGATCCCCGTGTAATAACCATGCAGTATGGTCGCAACCAAACAGGATGTCCTCGTCGGTCATCGGGATGACCGTGTTGATCTTGTCTGCCGGTCGACCAACCGGAGCGGCTGAACCGGCGGAAGCGGAATCTGCTCCGCTTTCGGAGTAGTCGAAGTTCAAAGGGTCACCGATCTTGCTCATGAACCACCCGTGCGGTTCGCCGGGAAGTCCCGCCAGCACGATGCGGTTCCTCCAGAGTGTGATCAGTGACGGGTATTTGCCATCGCTGTCGATTGGGTAGGATCCAGCAGAAGGAGTCCACTCCGACAACTGGCGAGCAGAGGTGTCGTAGAACTTCTTGCCGGTGGCGAACGCGAAGAACAGGTCGTCGTTGAACTGGGTCGACCAGATCACGTCGGCGTGGGGGTCGAATGCCCTGTCGCCATTGGTGACATCAACCCACTCCTCAGCGGATTGCACATTGAATGCGTTGGCTACGCGAAACTCCTTGATCGTGCCACCGGCAATCGCGAACGATTGTGTCTGTCTGGTTGCAGTCGAGGCTGCTGGGTTCAATGCGTGGATACCGGCACACCCCAACCCCCTTTGGTTCACCCCACCTGCGGAGGTAATCCACTGCTCGGCCAGCGTGGAACTGATTGATGCCACGGCATAGCTACCGTGGTTCCTCCCCAGCCTGAACCCACCATCAGGATCCACGGAGATTGCCAGCCAGATTGTGATCCCGTAGTTCGCACCCGCAGACGGGTTCCAGTAGTCATCGTATGGGCTGGCGGAAGCGATCGTGCTGCCGTTGCTGGTGTTGATCGTGGCTACAGAGTCCTTAGTGCCTCCGCAGTTGCCACCAACCAATACAGCGCGATCTCCAACAAAGTCGTAAACAATGTCCTTGTGATTACCTGTCTGCGTTTGAAGCCACTGCTGCACGCCGTTGGTGTCGTGTTTCGCATAGACAAATGAATCCGATCCAGAACTGCTGCTGACAAGCGAGTAGAAATTCCCGAAATCATCAGAAGCGATTCCAAGACCATAATTGTTCGTCGAACCGAACGTCTGCAACTCGGTGACCGCGACAGTGTCCCCGGAGTGGAGATCGAGAATCTGCAACGAGTTCTGCGGTTCAAGCTTCAGCTTGATGTTCCCGCTGTCTGCCGCGACAGTCAGTCGCTGTGTTTCGTTGAAGTTCTTGTTCCCTGCGTAAACGACCGAGATGTCTTTGACTACAGCAGAACCCTCTGTCTGTGTGGTGACACCAACTGACGGGCTTGACCCACCAGTCAGCGAGTTGTTTGCGACCACCAACTGTGACTGGTTTGTCCCGTCAGTGAGCGTGGTCCCGCCAACGAACGTGACAGTGATTGACGTTCCACTGTTGAACGTACCGGAACATGTCAGGTCACCGCTGCCGACATTACTCAACCCCTCTAGGGCAGAGTCCACGTTTGCCGCTGTGCAGTTGTGGTTGAGGGTTCCTGTGGTCTGAGTGCTACCCCCGCCCGTGAAGGACAGGGTGAACGTCCCTCCGGTGGGACTCCCCTTCTTCGTTAGGACCTGCACCTCAGTCCGCACGGTCGGGGTGACTGACCCGTTGATTGGTTGCAGGGCGGGAAGGTTGCGTGTCGCCAGAGTCCCCTTGAACTCTATGTTCACCGGTTCGGTGTTGAGTGGGCCACCGGAGCAAGCGACGTTGCCCGCCCCGACGTTCGACATGGCCTCGATCGCATCTTCAACATCGGCAGCACTTGCGTTGTATGCAATGTCCCCAGAGGTCACGCTGGATGTTCCGACCGACGTGTTCAGAACCAAGAATCCGATCCGGCCTCTGGTGATCGTCAACAGGTTGCTGTATGCCGTTATCGCGTTGTTGCCGGAAGCGTAGATGTCACCGTTGTTTGACGTCAGCCATGGGCCGTCGTCGCGCAAGGACAGGTCTGTCGTGTCGATACGATAAATGGCTTCGTCGACACCAGTGTTCCTGATAGCACCCATCAGTACATACAGGGTGTCGCCAGCTTGCTGCAACCCACGGACAGGGCGATTAGCCGACTGGTCTATGGTGATTTCAGTCGTGTAGTCCTTGCTGACAACCACTGTAGGCTTGTTGGTGGTTCCGTCTACGTTTGCGCCGATCTTCACGATCTGCAAGTACGCGCCTGTCCCGGTCGGCTGGTAGACGGATGCGATGTACCCATACCCGTCGTCGCCCCACACCGACAGGTTCCAGATGTAGTCTGTACTTCCAGATGCCCCGCCAGTGCCAACCTCATTCCCATCCTTGTCGAGGACCCTGTATGTGCCGCCAGTGTCCTCGTTGATGATCGTGTGCCCCTCGCCGTAGAGGTCCACGATCTGCGACCACGTCACGTGCGTGATGCTCTGGATCGGAGGGGGGTATTCTGAGTTGAATGAAGTGGACATGTGCTTCGACAGTCCGGGGCGTTGCCCCCCTCTCCCCCGACCGTCGAACTCAGTGTTCCACTTCAGCCCATCCTTGGCAGTTATGGCGTGGGTTTCGCCAGTGTCTGCCGGGAACAGCCTGACGTTCTGGACATCAACCGACGTGCCCTCTGGCTGATTCTCGAACGAGGTGATCTCAGACACCCCGTTGCCGGGAAAGCTAAGTTGTTGAACGTATCGCCTTGGCATCACAAGCCCTTTGCCTTGTCGCCGCTAGGCGGGGGTATATGTCACGACCAACTTAGCTGCTTTGTCTGCGTCTTCGCCGTAGTCAAAAGTCTGAAAATAGCAGGTGTCTGCGTTCAGGGGGTTCGTTTCTGCAACTTTGGTGTTGTAAATGCGAAACGTGATGTCGTTCCCCGACGACCAGCCTGTGCGATTCACAATCTCCTGAAGGACTGTTGATATATCAGGGGTGTCTATATCTTCATCGTCACCCACACTGCTGGTGAGGGACCAAGTCACAACTGCTGATGTTCCGGTTGCGTTCTCGTTTACATCGTTTCCGTCAGAGGGCCGAGTGCTGTCGTCCACATCCAAGGCATCCACTTTGAAGTCGTACAAGTCCAAGTCGCCAACTTCCGCGCCACCGTCGAATTCTGTTGCTGCTGTTCTCAAGGTCAACTTGGCGTCGTCAATTGTCGCCCCGTTCGGTATGTCCACACTTAGGAACCTGTGGAAAGCGTAGTAGCCAATGACTACGATTCCGCTGTAGTTTAAGCATCCGGCGGTAACAGTATTCCCGCTGGTACTCAGCGTGGTGCTGGAATAGACACCTGCGCCGTCATCGCCGCTATGGGACACCACCCACGTGTCCGTGGTTTCTCCACCACCCCCACCCCCACCACCACCACCACCTGCCGACAGGGGCCGAAGCGTCCTTGCTCGTTTCGTCATCGCTACCCCTTCAGGCTGACCTTCACAGTTTCCGCCGTGATGGAGTTGGTGATGATCTTAAACGCCCCAGCACCGAAGAGTTCGTCCGGCAGCGGATACGCACGGTCGGCAGCAGCAGTGATTGCAACCTCCGCATTGCTGGCGTTGTAAAGCCTCTCGTATGTCCCACCGGGTGCTGGCGCGACATCGAACTTCAGGCTGTTGATCGAGGTCCCGTTTGGGATGAAGATCAAACCGCCAGCGAAGTCCGCATAGGGGACTTCAGTGCAATTGGATGCGGTTTCGTCAACAACCACATTCAGTTCAGTTCCGTACCTTGAGATCTGCATGTGTCGCCCTTTAGCTGGCCGTTACGGTGGTGTCGCCGCAGTTGATAAGCCACGACGTTCCGTCCGACGTAGCGATCATGCTGCCACCCTCTTGGTCACCAGCAGTGGAGAGGGTCGCGCTCGTCGCAGCGGCGTTGTTCTTGGTCACAAGAGTTCCTGCCGGGGCCGTGAACACGATGTCCTGCGAAGCGATGCAGTAGAACTCCACCGACTTTCCGGTGTAACTGGCCGCTGCCGGAAGGGTGATTGTGACAGAACCAGCCGCCCCGCGATTCGTGAACAGGGTTCCGAAGTCGTCTTCGGTGACTGAGTAGGCAGCGGTCTTTGCGGCGATCGGTCGGACAATCGAATTGTCCAGACGAAGACCCTCGTTGATCAGACGGAAAATGTTCTGGTAACCCATGACTCGTTCCTTTTACATCGTGGAGATGGGACTGGTTGCGGAATCGCCCACCCTCTAGGTGGAAGTACCAGTCAACTTGAACCTGTCCCCTTGTAAGTGACCCCGTCACCGAAGAGGTATCGCCGTCGAGTTTCAAAGAGGTTCGCTCCGTCACTCGTGTCTGAATTGTACCCGAAAAGCTTGGGTTTATTGTCATAGGAATCCATTGCAATTGAACCAGACAATGCTTCCATGTACCGCTGGTGCATCTGACCTCGCTCGCCGTCCCGCTCCAGTTCGGCCTGTGCGAAGCAAGACATGAGGATTGTTTCGCTGTGGTCAGCAGAACCCGGAGGGTAGCTGGCCTTGTGCGTCGATTCAGACCAGTCCGTCCTCACACGGTACTGGTAGAGGGCGGTAGCTGAAGCGTTGATGTTCGGCCAAAACATCGCTTCCTTCCGACCAGTGGTCGTGAAGTCGTGCGATGCTTCTCGCAGAGCAAAGAACTGCGGGTCGCCCGTGTTGCTGTAGTTTGTATGAAAGTTCCGCTGCCTGAGTTCCCTGATCCGCCCTTCGCCAATCTGCTTGACGGTGTACCAAGCGTTGTCGGTCTGGGTGAAGGTGATGTCACCCACAACCCTGCTGAAGTCAGCAGGCAACTCGTAGGTGTCTTTGTGCAGTGAGTAACTCTTGAGCGTGCCACCCGTGTCGTATTCGTCGTCCGAATCGTCGAAGTCTGTCGGCAGTCCGAACGAAGCAGATGGGGCGGACTCTTGTAGGTATGCGCGGTAGTTGGTCTGGGTGACACCCACGTTCGCATGACCGGACGGGTACGTGCCCTCGTCGATGAACTTGGTGACCCGGTAGTCCGTATTGTCGATACGGATCTGTGCGTCTTTCGTCCACGAGGGGAGTGTCGTGTTGGCGACTATCCGGTACGACCCGCCACCGTCGTAGTCGTCGGATGCCCCGGAAGTGTTAACCCCGCTCATCTGGAAGACGTAGTCTGACACCTTCGTGCAGGACTTCTGGCGGTTGACCAAGTTGGCAAGCACACTGCTCCCGCTGGTGACATCGTGAACCTGTAGCGACACGCTCGCGCCGTCGTCGAAATCACTGGGGAGTTTTTGGTTGACGGTGATCTGTGCAGGGTTGGTCTTGGTGACCTTCGTGATCATCCCGTCGCACAGCACGGCGAGGTTCTGGGTGGTGTCGAAGCTGATGTACCCAGCAGTGTAGGGGGCGTGGAGATCCAGCGACCCCTCGATCTTCAGGAACGACCAGTCGTGCCTTCGACCGTTGACGGGTGGAGGTGAGTAGAACTGCCGCAACGCAGACTGGATCACCCTGTTGGTGAAAGTCTTCTCATTGTCTGAGTACGCTCCGGTGTCGGTGGACGGGGTGTTGTAGTCGCCCTCGCCCCCGTAAAGGAACTCAATGACATGATCTCGAAGATCATTGTATGACAGTGCCAGACCGGGTTCAGCCACTCACCAACTCCTTTGGTAAAAGCACCACCTCACCCTGAGGGTTTGCCACCTTGTAACGCCCACCCGGACCCTTTCCCACGAACTCACCTGAGATATTATTACCATCGATTTTGTAGGTAACCATATCTCCCTTGTTCAATTCGTCAGGCTTTGGGGGGCTTTCGACAATCTCGCACAATGCGATGAGTGTTGCGACATCTGTTTTTGTCAGATAGCTGGGTCCATCCAGCTTCGCATTGATCTCCCGAATGCGGTTGTACAACTTCTCGAACCGCTTTGCAGTGGGTTCGTTGAAGTGTGCCGACAGGAACTCGCGAAGCTTTTCGTCCATTGCAAAATCCACGGGGGTGAGAAATAAGCGAAATAAGCTAAATAAGCCTGAGGGGGGGGAGGTGCAAGACCCTCCCCCCCCTTCGGCCCACAGCAGCGAAGAGCGTTCGTTACTTAGCCTCGGCAAAAGCGTAGTGCCGAATGATAAAGTCAGAAGCGGCATCCGCCGTGACAGCAAACACGAAGCACAAGTCAGACTCGGCTGGCAGGTCGGTGTCGTCAATAGGAAGGTCCAGACCAACCTGCACACCATTCACATAGTAGCGAATGTTCCTTCCGTCTGAGTTCATCCCCCACCTAGTGAAGGTGGCGTCTACCATCGTGTCGGCAGCGGCCTTGTGGACGACCTGCGCCCCATCAGCGACCGCATCCTTCTTCATCATCGCTTCGACAGTCGCAGCACCCTCATCCTTGTAGAAACCGACGAGTGACGACTGGGTCGGCAATACGCTGGTCGTCGCGTGGAGGACGTTGCCAGCGGTGGTGATCGCCGCACCGGAGTCGGCAAACGACGCCAGACCGAAGAACATCCCGTGGTTGATGGCAGTCGCGTTTGCGAGAGAAATCTCACACGCCCACCGAGTTGCGGCACTGATATCGATCTGGGGGTTCATCCCACCAAAAACAATGTGTCCAGTCGCGGTCAACTGGATCTCGGTTCCAAACTCCGCTGCGGTAATCTTGTCGGTCGCGCTTGCGCCCGCAATGATCACATCGCCGCCACCGAGAGCGTCAATGACACCAGCCGCTGCCATCGGGATGTTCAGCGATTTCACGAGTTGGCCACAACCACCCGTGAGGTCGAGGCAGTTCCGCAGGGGGATGTTAGCCCAGACAGAGGGACTGAGTTGGTTGGCTTCGCCAGCCTGACCTTTGTAGGGGACGTTACTTGTCATTAGAAAATCTCCGATGTTGCCAGCCCGGTGAAAAACCTCCCGCCCCGCATGGCAACGATGGCAGGGCGGGAGGCATCAGTCACGAATCAAAAACTACTTCGACAGCACGAAGTTCCTGCGGCGGTCGTTGCACAGGAAATTATAAGTGCAGTCAACGTACTGTGTAAGCACACGGTGGTGGAGCGGGTGAGGCTTCACGTTCGTGAACTTCATGTACTCGCCCGACAGGAACGCAGGCTTGAACACCTTCCAGTTCAGACCGTAGATGGGGTCGGTAACCCCAGCGGAACTGGAGAGCGTTGCCGAGTTGTTGTCGAACCACGGAACCCAGTTGACACCGATTCGACGGAACTGAGTCAGCCCATCTTTGCTGGCAACGTCATTGCCCAGCGAATCGTTTTGTGCCTCCAGAAGTTCCTCCAACTGACCGAGGACGGTGTAGTTGGTGTAGAACCCGTAGTCGCCACCCATGTTGGAGAACGACCCCTCAACCGGCGGGCGGAAGTCAGTTTTCACAGCAGCTTCACGCCATTTTCGGATAAGGTTTACCTTACTTATAGCAGTATAGGTTGACATCCAATTCTTCCATCGCGTATACACGGAAGAGTCCAACCCACCGGCCTTGCTATCGGGCACGTTGCTGGGGTTGCCAGCGTTGAACCCGTCGCTCTGGGTCGAGTCGTAGACCACCCAGTAAGGAACACCATACGGAGTGATGGAGTCAGTGGTACTGGACGGTTTCGACCAGAAGTTCGTTTCCATCAGTTCCGCCAAGTCCGTCAGCATGTCGACCCGACTCGTTTCGAGCAGGTTGACCAGACGGGCAGGGGCGCGGTTCATCGCAACGATCCGCTCTTCGATCGCCATGTGCGACTCAGAGTGACGCCACGGAATGTTGCCCGTCTTCTGCGTATCGGCAGTTGTCGGGTTATCAATCTCGTTCAATTGCACGTTTCTTGCAGCGTTATTGCTGTAGAAGCGGACGTTGAACTGCATTCCGTAGCCAGATCCGAATTGAACCTTCTTCTTCTTCAGGATCTGCGGCATCGCGATATGCCGCTGGTTGTCGATCGCGATGTCGGCCCACGTCGTGCGTTCCAACTCGCGAAGCGTTGTGGTTACGAGGTCAGCGTAGTCGTCGCCTTGGTATGGCATGATTCACCTTTATGAATCACCCCAGAAGTTCCTCGTCCGTCATGTTGTCAGTACCACGATCCCTGTGCCACGAGGCGGCAGCCTGTATGGCCCGGTCTGTTGAAGACAGCGGGACTTCCTCTTGGCTGGTCGGTTCGGCAGCAGTCTGAGATCGTTGGGACTTCGACTTTCTGGACACGGTTTCCAGAGTGTGGTTTCGCAATTGTTCCCCGTGCAACCGGAAGTGGCTGCCACGGACAATGTCCTCAACGGGCGGGAGCATCTCCCCCCTCTCTCGGTAGCCGATGCCCTCGCGAGTCACAGACTGCGCAAGATCCATACGACTCTTAGACTGCTCAGGCGTCAGTGCGTTCAGCCTGCCTCGTCCGTAAATCTCCTCAGGGAGGGTATCGCAAATCGAGTCAAACTCGCGTGCAGCGATATCCGCCTGTAGCCGAGCATTCGACTCGGCCATCGCGTCCAACTGACCCCGCATGCTTTGCAGTTGGCTGTTGGTGTGTTCAGCGAACTGAACCACCTCATCGTCGTAAGCTTCAGGATCCGAGAAGCGGAATACTTCATCGCCTCTAGCCTGAGGTTCCTCGACGGTGTCTTCTTCACCTTTCGGTTCGTTGTACAGGTTGGCGTCACGCTGTGCCGCCATCGTCGCCGGATCCATCCCAACGCTTGCAGCGATGTTGTTCAACATCCTGTCAAACCCAGACGGGCCACCGGCAAAAGAATCAACTTCCTCGTCTGACATTCCCAGCATGCGTCCGTAGGCACGCTGCTCGTTGGTGAAAGACCGCTCTTCGGGTTCAGCTTCTTCAACCGGAGCGTCTTCGGCCTCTTCCTCAGGTTCTGGATCCAGATGCTCGTAGGTGGGTTCCTCGACGTAATACTCCTCCTCGATCGCCGCCGCCTCTTCCTGAGGAGTTTCTGGTTCCACTGTCTTTTCTTCTGGCATCAAATGTTCCCCGGTCGATCTTGGTTCGTTCGCTTTTTGTCGAATCGCACCTCTTTGGCAGGCCCTTTGGCAGACTTCTGCCTGACTCTGGGCCTAACCATACTCGCCTTCATTGGCTTCAGCTTTTTCGGAGAGTTGTTCTCAGAGTCCATTGATCTCTCCTAATACTTGCGTTTCGTCATCTTGACTTTCTTGCCAGTCTTCTTTGAGTGCGCTTTCGCTTTCTTGACTGACTTAAACTTTCGTTTACCAACCTTCGGCATTTCCTACTCCCTAGTGAATCCCGTCCTTGTTATGTAACCCGATTTTCCGCAGGTAGTTCGTCTGGTGGCGAAGGCTGGTGAAGTGCGGTCGACCATGGTGGTCGAAGTGCGTGGGCACTCCATGCCTGCGGGAATGCTCCTCTGCGGCTTTGCGATCCTTTGGGTGTACCGCCGCACCCTCCGACACGATCACCTGCTTTGTTTCATACGACCGCTGGATGTTCCCGCACCCCTTGGAGTCCTTAACGAACTCCTCCCGGTCGACCTCGTTACCGTTGATCTTGTACACAACTGCCATGTCACACCATGAAAGGGTCTTCGTCGTCCCAGTTCAGCATGCCTCTGGGGTCCACTCCCCGCAGACCCATCTGATCCATCTGGATGTTCCCGAACTCCTCGACCGCCATGCCCTCTTTGAATCCCTCTGGCATGTCGCTATCGCCATACTGATCCATTCCGTACAGGAACCGGTTGAGTTGTGAATCCCCCTCCATGGCTTTTGTGTAGTTCTGAATCTCGCCATGCATAACCCCTGCCTGCTGGGTCTGGGAACCAACCACGTTCCTCATCGCTGACCCGAACCCACCACCACCACCACCCACAGACATTCCGTCTGCCGACTGCTGGGACGCCCCTTGGGCCTGCATCTGCGCCATCATCGCTTGGAGTTCTTCCGGGTAGTCGCCTATGTTGATCGCCACGATTATCCTCCGTAGTGGCGGGACATTGCCTCGCCCTCTGCTTGCTGTGGATTACCACCCATCAGGGTCTGAATAAGGGACTGCTCTGCCCCTTGTCGTGTCGCTCCGGGTCGAGATACCCGCTCGTTGATTCTTCGAGTGACACTCGGTTGCGCCTGCCTGCCGTCAGCCCCACCTTCCTCCGCTGCGGGATCTGTTGGCTGGGGTCCAAGTGGCAACATCGAGCGATCTGTGCTGGTGATCAGGTTGTTCAACTCAGGCAGGTCTGCGTACTTCGAGAAGATCCTGAGATACTCACGCAGGTTCAGTGCCAGACCCTGCTCCTGAAGCATGGGCATCGCTGGCAGCAGCACGTTCATCATCACCTGATTGACAGAGTTCAGCCTCTCGGTGGGACTCTGGAACGTCATGCTGTACGGATGGATGTCCACCTCGTGGAAGTAGTACGGGTGGATCTCCCGTTCCTCAGGCGTCAACTCAGTCACCCAGTCATCAACTCCGGGTAGGTTGAATGACACCGGGTAGCTTTCGATCGGGTCGTCCCAGAGGTAGAACCCAAGATCGGTGATGACGTTCTTCGTGAATGCCATCACCTGATCCTGCATGTGGTTGATCCGCCGCGAACTCGAAGCCAT